AGCACCAAAGTAACGAAGCAATCCGTACCCTTCAACCCGGCAGAACTCGCGACATGGGCCGAGGCTATGAAACTGGCGGCCCTCATCAACGGAAGCCAGTTGTTTCAATCGGCGGGCCTGTTCATCATCCCCCAGGACCCGAAGCACGTTCACTCCGGCGCCTACATCCCTTCGTGGGTAGCAGGACCAGGCGGATTCCAGGAGCCCGTCAACGGCAATCAGTATTTCATCCACTTCCGGTACTCGAATGGAATGGAAGGAATGAACGCAGGCCTGGTGCGCGAGAAGTTCAAGAGTTTCCCGAATTCCCCGACGTACGTTTTGGGAACGCTTTTGGTGGAAGTTCAGCAGGGCGCGCGTACCGCATGACCGCGACGGAGCGCAGCTTGGTTCTATCGACTCCTCAACTCGATTGCGAAGCTTGTCAGACGCAATCGATTCACACCGCAGAGGACTGGAAACTCCATCCGTACGCCGGCCACGGTTTCAGCCCGGAGCGCGGATGGAGTCACCCGAATCTTGGGAAAGCAAAATGAAGCGCTGGGTATTCTGGCTGATTTTGGTTCCACTATTTGCTTGGTTTGGCCGGGATGGAGGGAATTGGAATCAGTGGCGAGTTTTTGGGGATAAACCGCCGTTCGCCAGTTGGGGCAATTTGAAATAGTCAGGGCGCGGCGGCGGTTTCGTTTCATTTCCAGCCCTACGAGAATCCCAAGTCTCAGGGCATCAGGACTCGAGCGCATCTTCGACGGTCACGCCGGGTCCATCAACTTCGCCGCGAGCCTCAGAGCGCATTCTACCCCGCACACATGCTGATGTTTTGCGACAGCCTGAAACTCCCACGGCGCTATCAGAACTAAGCCGTCATCGGTACGCCAGACGCGCCACCAGTGATTTGTCTCGCCCTTGAAGACGTTGCAGATATCGCACGTATACGGATTGGCTAATTCCGCCATCAGGACGCCTTTTGTTTGGCCGCATCTGTTGCCGCAGGTTGAGGATCGGCATTGCGCGGAGGATCTTTCACCAGGACTCGATAGCGCATCATGCAGACAATCCGCGCCACGGGTCCAAATAGCGCTTCAATAATCAAGCAGGCAGCGAACGCCCACAACGCATCACCCAGCATGGGCAGGCTCCGGTTTCGGCGGGAATAGGACCGCTTCCGCTTTGGAAATCAGCACGCTCATTTCATGCCGCTGCTTTTTCATCCCCTCATCAGTCACGCCATCGGGATGGTAACGAATGCGCGCCTCTTTGATGAACGGAGCCGGATTTGCGGCAACGTTCTCACGCGGGACATTCAGGATTGAGGCAATGGTTTGTATCGCCCCTTCGCGATTGGTTTCAGGTGACGGTGCTTCGAGCCTTGCCCAGCCCTTGTACTGCTCATTCCCTCTTGTGACTCCGTAGCGGTCCACCATGCGAAGCGCTTCGAGGGATTTCGCGATAGCGCGGAGGTTGTCCTGCCAATCGCCGAATCGATCGCATGGGAACGACATGGAGCCTTTCGGGGAATCGAAGGATAGAACCACCCCAGGCCCGCCGTATCCGTTTTTCCAGTTGCCGGAGCGCGGCCAGCCATCATTTCGGATATCGTCTCGCGTCAACCCTTCGATCTGGATAACCGTATCGTGGGCGCCCAAGCGCTGCAGTTCGTATTCGAGCTCATCCAGGGTTTTGACGTAGGTAGCGCGGAAGGTTGCATCGCGGCGCTTTTCGGTACGTTCTACCGGCCAGTGATCGAGTGGGCGAAATTGAGCGTTCAGCATCAGGCGTTTCTCTTTTTGGTTTGGCCTTGAGATTCAGCAAGGTCTGTTTCTGTCTCGAGCGCGGCGGCTGTCCCGTTCTGCGCTTTCCGGGCTTTTGCTAATCCGCCTTGTCGCGCGATTTCCTGCCGTTCCTCAGCCGTGAGGACCTGTGCCCGGTTCTTCCCACCGATCCGGCCCAGTGCTGCCGCAGCTCCGTTCTTGCGCTTCATGCCGGTATCCCGCGCCTGATTTCATGTTTACTTTTCTCGAGCGCCCGTTCTCGAAGCGTTCCGGCCCATTCATGCGCGCCGGATTCAGCGAGCTTATCAGCCTTGGTAAGCAACTCGCGCGGCGTACACTGACAGTGTTCCAAGCATTTGTAGCAGCGGTGACAGTGGTCTAAGAAGTTCCCGGTTTCGCACCGGCAAGGGAACCCGATCACGCAACCGCGCGATTCTTCAACTCCGCAACACCAGCACCGACGTGGCCCAATTCTATTCATCGAAGTCCTCAGTGTAAAGCCTTTTCTGCTTAGCGTCAAGTACTCAGACGGGTACTAGGTAAAGAATTCTTTTGCGTTTCTGCTTAGCGTCAAGTAGAATTAGGACATGAACACCGAAAACAATGAACATCTGATCGACCGAATTCAAATTCTCTTGCTCGGTTTTGAAGGGCGCATTGAGAAGCGTTTCATCGCACTAGAAAATAAGATGTCCGATGGCTTCGGTGCCGCGAATACTCGCCTGGATTCCATCGACCGCCGTCTCACGCTCCATGCGGGCGCACTCGCTCACATTGTCGAATGGACCAATAAATACGAAGAAGAATTAATTCGTATGGCGTCCGAATTGGCCGACGTGAAACAGCGGCTCGGCAAGTTGGAAAACCCGGCGGTGATTTCATGACCTTTGAAATCCCCTGTCTCGAATGCTCCGGCGCTGGATTCTTCGGTGGTAACGGCCCCCAGGTTGAGCGCCGATGTGAAGCGTGCAACGGAACCGGCGTACTCGTGGAAGATGGGTTAGTGAACGTGCGGCCTGTTCCGAAGTCTGTTTTCTATTCGATGACCAAGGATGAGGGTAAGACGCTGTTTCATCAGATGGAGGAACGGCGCAGCCATCGGGAGTGTTTTGGTAATTAAATATGTCAAAAAATAAAAAGCCTAAAAATAAAAAGCCTAAGGATTTAGCAGCCTCAGACGGCGCAGGCGTGGACAGTCAGGAGCGCGGAGGCGAGCCGTCAGCATTCGTGCAAGCGGATCGGATTTCAGATCGCATCGTGGATATTCTGAATGAGGAGCGGACCAAACCCGGCTTTAATCCAGTTCAGGCTTTCGCGGGCCAACTGCTAGCGATTCTTTCATTCGCGAGAACCGCGCCAGTCCCGCGACCTCAGCCAATGGCGAACCCGTCCGCTCCAGACCTTGCCCCACCGTCCAGCCCAAAAACCAAAGGAGACCCCGCGTGATTATCAGACCAGAACCCAACAAGCCCCTAACCGTAAACTTGCTCTACGCCTCAGCCAAAGAGACCAAGGGGAAATACGGCATCGACTTTCAATACACCTTGCAAGGTGGACATGCGCTCTTCGTCCCACCGATCGCGCACGATGAAATCCAGAAACTTCACGCCGGCCCAGGCGAACCGTTCACGCTGACAAAAAGCATCGGGCAAGGAAATCAAGCCGTCTGGAAAGTAGAACGTATTGTACAAAACGGCGGGAACGAGCCAGGAAATGTCCAACAGGTTGAACAACCGGGCGGCCAGCCTTCCGGGATGAACCGCCCAGTTGAGCCACTCCCTCTTAGGAGCTCTATTGCCCCGAAGTCTATCACAAACGGAAACAAGCCGGTATCGGTCATGCCGACCGCGCCCACGCTGACCACGCGGCAATCGAGCGCCATGGTTCGGCAACTGATCGCCGCCGTCGATGCCTGCAAACTCGCTCAGGACTACGCCAAGTCTCAGAATATCGAGTTTGAAATCACAAGCGATATCATCTGCCGAGTGGCCATCACCGGGGGGATTCAGAGCTTCAAGGAGGGAGTTTACTGATGGCAGACCAGCAGTTTTACACCGTGATTTTGACCACCGTCGGTATAGGCTTGATGAACATGATTTTCACCGGCGCGATGGTTTTCGTCCTCAATTCCCGAATAAACGACCTGCGGGCAGACATGAACGCCCGATTCACAAACCTCGAAAAATTGATGGATCAGCGCTTTGAATCGCTGGAACAGGAGTTTATTCACCATCGCCACGAGGATGCCCAATGAGCGGATTTGTAAAGACTCCCACGGAGCGAGAATTAGAAATCCTGCGCTATCGGCTGGACAAGTTAGAAAAGCGTGTTGAGGATTTAGCCGCGACACCCCAACCCCCTTCGGGCGAACAGGAGCGCGGTAGCGAAGGGCGCGCGGCAGAGTTTTACGCTGGTTTGGATTATCGCTCCCTTGATGCCCGTCTGAAAGTTCTGGAGGCGTGGATATTGCCCAGCCGATCAAATCCAGCCACCGCGCCACCGGAGGCCGCGACGGCTACCCCGGCGCCGCCAAACGAAGATCTTGCGGAAGTACAATACGCCGCCATCAAAGAGAACCACGAAAGAGACCTCCGCATTCCCGATCCAACCAATGCTTACGAATGCGCCTATCATCAGTTCATCAACCTACTGGAACGAATCATGGCGGCTGAGATTCAACGTCTCCGCACGCTGAAAGGAGTAACCTAGTGGACCCACAACCCGGTAGCGCCGATTGGAATAGCCCGATTGTCGACTTTATTGTCGATTTTACGCTGTTGTACGTCTGGATTGTCGGCAGTTAGTTTCTCGAGACCGGGCCGCAACTTCTAGCACGCGCATCCTAACCCCTTCGCGTGAAAAAAGGCTGGATCTCCTTCGAGTCCTCACCCCATGGAGTTGTGGCCCGATCTGGAGGGATTGAAAAATGATCTTTTGGTCTGCTTTTTTCGCAACGATCCTGATAGTAGTCTCCGTCAACGAGTGGCGCGACCGGAGAGACGCCCGCCGCGCCGCCGACAGCCGGAGACCTTCGCCGACCGACGAGCCCAAACACTGAAGATTTCCAACTGTCAGCCGATAATATTCTCATGATTAAACAAACCGACATTTTTCAAACAGCCCGCCAGTATCTAGAAGCAAAACGGGATGAAGACGAATTGATAATCAGAACAGCAGGACGGCAATTAGAAGCCTTTGCCTACGTTCAGATGTTGAATACAGGCTTCCCCAACGGCTCAGGCATACCGGAGCGCGGGAGCGGGAGGCGCGATTGATAACGGAAATAGAACTCCTGAAACTGAGAAATCCCGCGTAGCCGAATCGTATTCGCTATTCAAGAATTAATTCAGATCGCTCGTACCGCGTTGGTAGTCGAATGACCAAGATCGAATGGACGGACGAGACCTGGAACCCGACCCGCGGTTGCTCTCGAGTTTCCGAAGGTTGCCGGAATTGCTACGCCGAACGGCAGGCAGCAAGATTCAGTAATTCAAAACGCAGTGATGACGAAACTGTAGAACCGTTTCACCTTTTTGCTGAGAGAACGCCAGCCGGCCCGCGTTGGACCGGCCGCGTCGAACTGATTGAGTCTAAGCTAACCGAACCGCTCCACTGGAAAAAGCCCCGGCGTGTGTTCGTCAACAGCATGTCGGATTTATTCCATGAGGCGCTATCGGATAACGCGATTCAAGAAGTTTTCGCTGTCATGGCCCTTTGCCCCCATATCAAGTTTCAGGTTCTCACCAAGCGAGCACAACGGATGCGGGAATGGTTGGCACATCCGCACCGGGTCAATTTCACAGCTATCCGCGCAGCGAACCTGGCAAGCACACACTTTGACCGTTACGAACAATTGACGCGCGCCCCGTATCAATGGCCCCTGGCCAACGTCTGGCTCGGTGTATCTGTAGAAGACCAGGCCAACAAGGACCGCATCGACCTCTTGCGCCAGACGCCGGCAGCCGTCCGTTTTTTGTCGATTGAACCGCTACTAGAAGACTTCGGCATGTTGAATCCTTTGGGCATCCACTGGGTTATCGTAGGCGGGGAATCCGGCCCTCAGGCACGGCCTTGTGACCTCGCATGGATCAGATCTATCCGCGACCAGTGCCGAGCCGCCAGCGTGCCTCTATTCGTCAAGCAACTGGGAGCACGGCCGGGTTATCAACGTAAAGACGGATGGCGAGATATCGATTTGAAAGACCCAAAGGGCGGCAACTGGGACGAATGGCCGCGCGATCTCCGTATCCGGGAGTTTTCCCGATAATGAACGCCACCGCGCGCCCGCGAGTCCAGATCGTTAGAAAAGCCCGTATTCCCAACAAAAGATTAAAGCAACGCCGTGGCTCAGTGAAAGATCCAGCCTATCGAGCCTTTGTACGGAGTTTTGGGTGTATCGCTTGCTTCGGCGAACTCATACCGCCAGACGAATTGGGCCCACTCGAATGCATGCTCCAAGGTTCAAGAACCGAATGCGCCCACGTCGGAGCCCGCGGTCTCTCCCAGAAGGCATCAGATTACGATTCTCTGCCTCTCTGTGCAATCGAACACCATCGAGTAGGCCCAGAGTCCCACCACAAGCTAGGGAAGCGATTCTGGGGCTTCCACGGGCTTAACCGAGTAGAACTTATCCACCAGTTGCAAGAGTTGTGGAAAACTGAAGTATTGGGCTCGACAGCCAAACCAAGAGGGGAATATGGAGGCGCGCGGTAGCCGTGAAACCCCGCGCTGTGGACCTGTTTTGCTGTGCAGGGGGAGCGACCCGCGGTCTACAACTCGCCGGCTTCCACGTAACCGGAGTGGACTGGAAACCCCAGCGGCACTATATTGGTGACGAATTTCACCAGGCCGATGCGCTCACTTTTCCGCTTAACGGATTCGATTTTATCTGGGCCAGCCCGCCGTGTCAGAAATTCACTGCGCTACGCCACATGCCCACCGCGAAAGAATATCCTGACCTGATACCGGAAACGCGCGCCCGGCTTGTCGCTTCCGGGATACCTTACGCGATTGAGAACGTAGAAGGAGCGCCGCTGGGTGAAAGTGGATACTTGATAATGCTCTGCGGAACCATGTTTGGGCTTCAGACCGCGGACGGCCGCGCGGAACTCCGGCGCCATCGGCTCTTTGAAACCAGTTTTTCGATTCCGCTCCGTCCTGCCTGCCAGCATGGACACGTTCCGATTTTGACCGTGTGTGGACACACCCCGGTGGATAACCCGCGCACGATCTCAGTTACCGGCACAGGCGGCCGCAAAGGTGGGATGAAGGGAAGGGTAATACGTTCTATCACCGTGACTGGCAACACACCGCAAACGAACACCGTCCGAAACCGTGAACGGCAAACTTTTACAGTCCAACAGGCCCGTGAAGCCATGGGAATCGACTGGATGCCGATGAGCGCCTTGTCGCAGGCTATTCCGCCAGCCTACGCGAAATTTATCGGCCGCCAAACTCTGGAATGGATCGCCGATCAATCCCCAGCGCTCTCGAAACCCTGAAACCTGCCCCGACCGGCGAACGGCGGTTTATCCCTAATCCCAGTTCGTGAAAACCTCCAGCCCAATTCGAAAACACGTCCACTGGAGTTCTTTTTCAAAAACTTTATCTATATTGTCTTTAAGAAGTAAGCGTAAGAACCGAGTGTGGATAAAAAAATTCCTCTTGCCGAAACACTGGGAGTGGGTGTATGTTGGGTGAGTTGAAAATGCTACCAGAAAGCAAAAAGGCCCAAGCGGTTAAACATTTCCCAATGTCCGCAAGAGCCTTCCTGAACAACAATGCCACCTTATCATAAATCACGAGCCTACGCAAGTAGAAAAACCTGGGGGTTTCCCCAGTGACTACAACCGAACCCATCCAAACAGGCATAACTGGCAACTGGACAAGGGTGAGGCCGGCATTCTTCCGAGGATTGGCGAAGCGGCTTGAATACGCCGAGGATAAATGCTTTGGCTTAATTCTCCAATCAACCGTAGGCCGTGGCCGTGGCAGTTGGGAAAAAGTCACCTGGAAACGATTCTGCGACGTGGCCGGCGTGACCCGGCGAAGGTGTGAGCAAGCGATCGCGTCACTACTCGGAAAAGAGGATCCAGACCAACCAGGTCTCTATTTTGAAGGCATCATCCGCCAACGAAAAGCGGCAACGGGCGGATTTGAATACTCGATAGCAGCACGGCCAGAAGGCGATCAAACAGGAATTGCAAAGTGCCGAAATTGCGGAACCACCGGCGAAGTGGACCTCGACCTTGATTTCATCCCCGTACCCCACACGTTCTTTCTAAATCTCCCACTATCCTGCGATCACGGCATGTACCTTGTGGTAAAAACCGTCGTAGAGCGGACGATGCGATGGGACAAGGAAACCAAGCAAATCGTCGTGATCCCCTGCGAGATCACGATAGAGGAATTCGAGCGGGCCACCGGCAAGAAGCGCAGCGAGATTTTACAGGACCTCGCGAAAGTCCAGGCGGAAGGCTACCAGTTCATCGGATCGGAAAAGATCGGACGGACCAATCGGTATTGGGCACGGCCGGAAAACTTCGCATCGGCCCCGGCGCGGGCGGCTCGAGAAGTGAAACAGCCGAAAATACGAAAGAAACGGGAAACCCAAAAGGCTGAAAAGCCAGCGCAACCCGTTGAACCCACAAAGACCATACGTCCAGTTGAGTTCATAACCGTACCATGTGGAGTTTGCCGGCATTGCCAGTGCTATGGACCTGTGGATATCGTGCCAGAGTCGGAAAAAGCGACCCGGAAGCCGCTGGAGCGGGCGCGAGCGGGTCCAATTCTACAGCCGTGGTCGAATTTACCCACCTTAGATAAGCCGATTTGGAAAAAGGAAGCCTGAACCATGTTTGACCGGCCCTTGCCGCAGGATATCCCCGCCGAAAAACTGATCCTAGGATCGCTGATCCTAGACCATGCGGCGCATGCGGAAGTTTTCAACTTGATCCAGCCGGAAGACTTCACCCTGGAAAAACACCGGCGCATCTTTGGCGCGATGAAGGCGATGGACTCGACAGGGGATGTAATCGACCGAATCACTATTGCGAGGCGGCTGGACGATCTAAAACAATTGCAATCGATAGACGGACTAGCGTATCTCGTCTCGCTTGACGACGGGCTCCCGCAAATTCCACACCTCGATTCCTACGTCGAAATCATCCGCGAGAAAGCGGCGCAGCGTAAAATCATCCTACTTGCTCAACACCTAATGAACCAAACGATGGCGCGGGACACGGACGCCGCAGGTCTGGTTTCGCTCGCCGAACAGATGTTGATGGATGTCAACTACAAAGCCGACGAGACGGCGGAAACCCTGAAACCCGGCGAAGTGGTGGAGCAAGAAGGGGGAATCGAAAAGTTCCTCTATCCCACTCCGGGAGTCGCTACACCATGGGCGCGGTTTTCTGAAGTGACCGGAGGTTATCGCCGTGGCGAACTCTTTATCATCGCCGGCAACCCGTCTATGGGAAAGAGCGCTCTGGCGATGCAGATCGCCATGAAGGTAGCGGAGGAAAGCCTAGGTGTCAATGTTTTCAGTTTGGAAATGTCGCGCGTGTCCTGGGTGAAGCGGATGGCCTGTTACAAAGCCCGCGTCGATGGAGCAAAACTACGAGCTGGCTACCTCAACAAGGAAGAACGCGACCGACTCCGCATCGCTATCAACGCGATTTCAGGCTGGCCCCTTTGGATTGCGGAACACGGAATCTCGACGGTGCCAGCGATCCGTTCCGCACTTCGCAAGAGGCGCGCGAAGCAGGATATTTTCATGGTAGTAGTCGATTACCTTCAACTTTTGCAATCGATAGGCAAGCACTCCAACCGAAGCAACGAGGTATCGGAAATCACGCGTCAGTTGAAATTGATGGCGGTCGATGAAAAAGTGAACATGCAAGTCCTGTCGCAGTTGAACCGCGACAACATGAAAGAGCGCCGGCCGCCAGAACTGCGAGACCTCCGGGAATCAGGATCGATCGAGCAGGATGCCGACGCGACAGCGTTCGTGTGGCGCCCGGAAATGCTGTTTCGGGACCGCGAAGACCTCCGCGGCGAAGCGGAGTTGATTCTAGCCAAGCAGCGGAATGGCCCAACTGGGAAAATCAGGCTGACGTGGTTAGGACATCTTACGGCCTTTGAAAATCGAGCAGAGGATACCGAATGACCGACGACGAGCAATACGCCGATGAAAAACTGATCGAAGCGAAAGACCTTATTAAACTCGGCTTTGGAGCACTCAACCCGGCGCCCAAGGAACCATCAGCCGTAGCGATTCTGGCGGTACTCGATTCCATCGACGCAGCCCGGAAGGCGCTGAAAGAGAGGATGCCGGCATGAGCGAGCATCAATGTCACGCAGTGGGATGCGCCGCTCTTGTTCCGCCCAAAATGCACATGTGCCTAAAGCACTGGCGCATGGTTCCAGAAGCCGTCAGGAATCTCATCTGGAAGCATTACCGACCCGGCCAGGAGATCGACAATCAACCATCGCTCGAATACATCATGACGGCCTTCGTCTCGATTTCATGCGTTGCGCTGAAAGAAGGGCAACCGTTGCCCAAGTTGACGCAACGATTAAATAGTTTGGAGTTTGGCCGCGACACTTTGCCCGATTCGGAATCGGTATTGCGCGAAGATCAGGAGAGCGCTTCGTGACGCCAAGAGAGGCAGTTATCGAACTTGAGCGAGCCATAGCCCAGGCGATTGTAAAATACGAGATTGCCGTACCAAGCGGCATTTGTATCGGCATTTTTGTAGACAGGCAGGCCGATGGATTCAAGGTGAAACCCCGCCTAAAAACACGTCCGGCATTGCGCGGAGATCAGGAGAGTGTTTCGTGACCCTACCAACACAAGGCCAAGTTGATCCCTATCGGGTGGTAACGTCGCGACTTGGCGACTGGATTCAGACATTCACCGGGCTCGTCATGTATCCACTCGATCCGCGACCGGAAGAGATTTGTATCGAAGACATCGCCCACGCCCTATCAAATCTGTGCCGATTCACCGGGCATTGCCGAGAGTTCTACAGCGTTGCGGAGCATAGCGTCAGGGTCAGTTATGCCTGCGACCCGAAGGATGCTTTGTGGGGATTGTTGCACGATGCGCCAGAAGCTTATCTTGCCGACATGAGCCGGCCCGTGAAGCGATATTCAGAATTTGGCGCGATCTATCGCCAGATTGAAGCGCGGCTCATGGATCAGATCGTTATTAAATTCGGGCTTTCTCAATTCGGCACGCCGGCCAGCGTGGAGTACGCCGACACCGTTTTACTGATGACTGAAAAGCGCGACCTGATGCACGGCTGCAACAAAGCATGGGAAGACACGGCAGAGCCGCTCGAAGATATCATTCGACCGCGCTATCCCTACGATGCGCGCCAGATGTTTTTGAAGCGTTTCCGCCAACTCACAGCCAACGAGCGGAGCGCCCGCATAGAATCGCCCGATAGCCAACATTCAAAATAGGAAAACGCGAACATGGATAAGATTGAAAATCAGAGCTTGGGAGCACCACTCCAAACGGACCCGGACCCGTCAGGGCGCGGCGGCATGCGGGAGAACTGCCCATCATGCAAGGTTCACCGCGGACACAAAGCGGGATGCCCACAAGCAAACGAAGTCGCAGACCCGGCGGATTACTCCATTGAAGCCTACCGCGAATTCCTCAGAGCAAAATGCAATCTCCCGCAAGAGCTCGGCGTACCCGTCGAACCCGGCGACCTCCCGCTAACCTTCCCGAGCGGCTTCGAGTTGAAACCCCACCAGGCCGCGGCAATCATCTGGGGAGCAAAAGGCGGCCGGCGCGCGCTGTTTGAATCCTTCGGACTGGGCAAGACGGTACAGCAACTCTTGATACTTTGGCTTATCCTTCGAGCACTGGCAAAGAAAGGCCAGAACGGTAGAGCCCTGATCGTGGCGCCGCTGGGCGTACGCCAGGAATTCATGCGGGACGCGCAGTGCGTCGGAATCGAGTTGAAATTCGTCAGGCGCATTGAAGAGTGCGAAGAGACCGGCATCTACCTCACCAATTACGAAACCGTGCGAGACGGCAAACTCGACCCGGCGCAATTCGTCGCCGCGAGTCTTGACGAAGCAAGCATCCTGTCATCCTTCGGCGGTACGAAAACCTTCCGCGAATTCATGCGCCTGTTTGAAAGCGTGCCCTACCGCTTCGTGGCGACGGCAACACCGGACCCAAACGAGTACATCGAGCTGCTCGCTTACGCGGCATTCTTGGGAATCATGGACGTGAGCCAGGCGAAGACGCGGTTTTTCAAACGCGACTCGGTACACGCTGATAAACTTACGCTGCATCCGCACAAGGAGAAAGAATTCTGGTTTTGGTGCTCCACCTGGGGATTGTTCCTGTATCGCCCGTCAGACTTGGGCTACGACGATACCGGATATGCAGTTCCCCCGCTGGAAGTCATCAAGCACGAAGTCAAAGTAGACCACTCGACCGCGCCGGAAGAAAAAGACGGCCAAGGAAGAATGTTCCGCGAGGCGTCCCACGGAGTGAGCGAAGCGGCTCGAGAAAAGCGCGACACCCTACCGGAACGAATCGCGAAGATGGAGGAGATTTTAGAAGCGGAGCCGGAGAAGCATTTCATCATCTGGCATGACCTCGAAGCGGAACGGCATGCTATTGAGAAAACGGTACCCAACGTGGTCAGTGTGTACGGAGGACTTCGGGCAAAACCGGGAGGCGATGAAGAAATCGCGGACGCGGTAGCCAGATTCTCGGATGGGGAGATTCAATACATCGCCGGCAAGCCCGTGATGCTGGGCGCCGGCGTCAACTGGCAGCGGCATTGTGCGGATGCGATCTTTCTCGGGATCGGCTTCAAATTCCGCGACTGGATTCAAGCCATCAAGCGTATCCATCGTTTTTTACAGACGCGCACCGTCCGAATCCATCTGATTTACGCAGAATCGGAGCGCCTCATCCTCGAGAACCTCATACAAAAATGGGAGCGCCACAAAGAGCAATCGGCGCGCATGAGCGAGATCATCCGCGAGTACGGACTCTCCCAGGCGGCAATTCAAAGCGTGCTTGCCCGTGCAATGGGAATCGAACGCGCCGAAGTTCAAACCGAAACCTGCAAGCTGGTGAACAATGACAGCGTAGAAGAACTCGAAACGATGGCGCCGAACAGCGTCGATTTAGTTCTGACCTCGATACCGTTCAGCACGCAATACGAATATACGCCGTCGTACAACGATTTTGGACACACGGACGGGAATGAGCACTTTTTCGCGCAGATGGATTTTCTAACCCCGCGGCTTTTGAAAGTCCTGAAACCCGGCCGCGTCTGCGCGATCCACGTCAAGGACCGGATCGTCCCAGGCGGCATCACAGGCCTCGGCTTCCAGACCGTGTATCGTTTCCACTCGAAAACCGCCGACCACTTCGAGAAACACGGATTCGCCTACATGGGAATGAAGACAATCGTCACCGACGTAGTACGAGAGAACAACCAGACGTACCGCTTAGGCTGGACAGAGCAATGTAAAGACGGTACGAAAATGGGCGTCGGGATGCCGGAATATCTTCTGATCTTTCGGAAGCCCCCAACCGATACGACCAACGCCTACGCCGACGATCCCGTAGTCAAGCATAAATCGCTTTGCATCGACAGCGAGACGGGAGAGATCGCGCCCTACGACAAAGACAACCGAAACCAGAACATTATTCCAACATCAGAAGGGAAGGATTGGGAAGAGAAGACCGGATACTCCCGCGCCCGCTGGCAGTTGGACGCGCACGGGTACGAGCGATCGAGCGGCGACCGGCTCTTGACGGCGGAAGACCTGGAAGGCATCGCCCATGCTTCGATCTACAAAAAGTACCGGCATCATTCCATGACGACGGTGTACGACTATGAGCACCACGTCGCCATTGCGGAATCGCTCGAAGCGAAAAAGATCCTGCCCGTCAAGTTTATGCTCCTGCCCCCGCAGTCCTGGCACCCCGACGTGTGGACCGACATTACCCGAATGCGAACGTTGAACGGGGCGCAATCAGCGAAGGGAAGGGAGATGCATCTTTGCCCCATGCAGTTCGATTTAGCAAACCGGGTCATACGCCAGTGCTCCCAGGAAGGGGAGACGGTTTTAGATCCGTTCGGCGGCTTGCACACAGTCGCGTATTGCGCTGTACCGCTCAAGCGAAAGTCAGTCAGCATCGAACTGAACCCGCGCTATCACTTCGATGGAACCGCCTACGTGAAACTGGCAGAGCAGAAGCTGAACGCGCCGACTTTGTTCGATATGTCGGAATACTTGCAGCCCGAAGAGGAGGACTAAATTGCAGCGCTCCCACCTGTCGAAACCTTAGAAAAAGTACCAGCCAACCTATTAAAATCTTCCGAAAGGGATTGACAGACGCAGAGAGTACGGTTATGATCGTCTACGACCATCAGTAAGGGCATTTGACGACCAATGGTTACAGCCAAAAGACTCGCAGACGGGCGCTATGAGTGCCAGAACTGCTTGAAACGATTTAAGCGTAGCGAATCCAAGAAATCCACCATAGAGCCAAAGTTCTGCGGTGACAACTGCCGCAAGGAATTTCACAAGACCGGCGCTCTATCGTTGCGAAAGATTCAGTCTTTCGTGAAGAAGTGGGTACGGGAAGAGTGGGCCGCTATCAAGGCGGAAGAGGCGCGCGCATGACGTGGTTTGTCGTGAAACTCGTGTTCAATTTAGCTCTGTTCGTCAGCACTGGACTGGCAGGCATTCAGGCACTTCGTAACCACACGGATGCCGGATGGGTAGCGGGATTCGTGTTTTGCTCCTCAGGCAGTGCGCTGTTTGGTGCTGCTTTTTCGCGGCGACCGTTAATAGACGGGCCAGACCGATCCAAGCCGGAGGAGTTGCGCACATGAACACCACTACGCGGACCTCCCACCGGAAACCTTCGCGCACAGCCGCCATTCAACCTAAAAGCATTCTTTCAGAAGCGGCCCAAAAGACTTTCGACGCAGCCCTCAATAAAGCTTACGACCAAGGCGTATCAGATTGTGAAAACGGCACCCGAGATCATCCCCCTTATGGGTTCTCAGATTTACAACAAGCATGGAGATTAGGATGGTTAGCAGCGAAGCAGCGTAAAGATGGTTTGGGCTCAACAGCGCAACAAGGTCTGAAGAGAACAGGAGCGCGGTAGCGATGGGAAAACCAAGCGTTCCATTGGACGAGGCCACCTTCTGGAATCGCCACTACCTGTGGATTGAAAAGCAACTTATCAATGCTCGCGCCGTCGTAACGGGATTGGAGCGGGAATTGGATATCGCCGTTGACCGATTGGCTGAAATAGGATGTCCAAATCCTAAAGCGCTCTGCCGACTGTGCGGACATCGGGCCGAAGTCCACTTGACGGAATATGGCATAGATCGCGGTTGTTTTATTCTGAACTGCCCGTGCGTGCAATTTATGAACGCCGATGTAGCGGACGATGCAGCCAACGAGCGGCTACCCCGTCCCAACACCGAGACAGCCTCCATTCAACAACCCAAACGGGAAGAAAGCATTCCCCGAATTATCCCATGACCCCCACCCGCTTACGTCAAATCGCCGACCGCATGGAACGAGTCTGCTCTAATTACCAAGAGTTGATAGGCGTAGGATACAAAGCCTGCCGATCCTGCCAGGATGTGGCGGCGGAACTGCGAGTCTTCGCAGCTAAGTTTGACAAGGGCGAGCAGCCAAGGACCGGGCCAACGCCGCTGGAAGTGCGGGACCATTTACCGAAGCCGACAGGACCGGCAGCCGCATGAAACAGCGCAGCCAGAATTACCCTGACCTTCCGAGAACTAAAGCGGAGAAATACGAATTTATGCGCCAGCGGCAGCAACGCAAGAAACGACTGAAACGAGACAGCCGCAAAACTCCCGCGCACGTCAAAGCGGAGATGGATACCTCTACATCTTAGAATTAGACGGCGGCAACATCGTGGCGCCCACGATACCGCTCGACATCTGAGAGTAGGCGCGCAAGCTCAATTGCATCTCTTCAAGGTTCACTAATTCCTGATTGATCTTGGCCGTTAGGTAGTTATGGATGGCGGTTTGCACTGGCTGCTGTTTATCTTCGTCTCGAAAGTTGAAATGCTTTGCGATGACATCGACGGCACAGGTCCGCATCTTACTCAGCGAATCGATCTCCAACATCTTCGCATCGACCCGCTTTTTAATATTCGATATCGCGTGTTCCAATTGCTGCTTGCTCAATTGTGGGCTCATACGATTGGTGTCACGTCGATGGTTTCGCCTTCGGAATCTTCGCTACCCTCGTCATCGTCACCCGATTCATCGCTATCGAAATCCGTTGGAACCAATTTAACGACAGGACCAGCGAGCGGCTTAACCGTGGGGAAATCGGTAATGTCGTAGATTGGGACGCTGTTGCAAGGCATCGAAATATGCAACGGGTCCGGGTCTTCGGCGACAAACTTCTCGGCCGCGGTGAGTTGCGTTTCCGATCCTCGCAAATATAGCCCGTACACTCGTCCATCGGCGGCAACCGCTGAGGAGACGCTACAGAATGGCTGTTCTGCCTGATAGCTCTCTTCACCATTCGATTCGAGGATGACTAAGAGAAAGTGTTGGTCTGAGAATTCTATATGGAAGGTCATTGGAGATTCCTTTTTAGAGGTTGGCTATTGGGACTCGGCGCGGTTAAGGAGGACGGCGCGATGGCAGTGGTCACGGGTCCATCCAAGCCTAGTTCGTGGCATTCTTCGCATGGAATCGAAACCCGCTGATTAACGATTACATGGACGCGGTGACCGCATTCAAGTTTTAAATGATCCCCATCGGACAAGCGAACGCGGCTGACAACATTCCGATACGGCGGGAAGGATCGGAGTGGCAATCGAAATAACCAATTCCAAAAGCGTTTCATTCCGGGGATCCTGGTAGAAACCGGCAATTGGGGCAGCCTGCGGTTGCCGCTGTAGGTTTCACGGGCGGCTTGAACCCTTGCGCCACGGCTTTACCGGCAAGCTCTTCCCAGTACTTCAACACGGCTGGCATGTCCGATTCTCGAATAAGGGAGTACGTTTTGCAATTCTGGCAAATCCACTCCCAGCCTGGCTCGGGCCGGAGAACGTAGGATACCTCTTGATCGGCCTTAATTGGCTCGATTCGTTCCACGCGGCTGAAGACTCGACCGCTGCGCGTCATGTTGCGCCAGTGCTTTCCCCAGCGCGTTTTCCCCGCTGCCGTTTTCGCCTTTAGACGGGCGGCGCTTTCTCGCTTGTCTTGACGGAGCGCTTTTTGAATCGGGTCTAGCTTGGCGGGACGAGCGCGGAACTTCCGGGCAGTTCTTGTCACAGGCCCAAGTCCTCACGGTTGACGAAAGCTCCCCGGCGTTCCACCTGCCCGGCGTAAGCGGCTTGCTCACGCTCTTTTCGTCGCTCTCTCTTTTCGGCTGCGATGCAATCGGGACACCGATGGTTCGGCCCTTCGCGGTCTTCTGTGCTCCATCCGAAATGCGCGGCGGCTTCATTACCTTCGTCCTTGCTTGAAAACCATGCAATGTCCTCAGCGGTGACTTTTGCTAGGGGCTCCGGGATGCCTTGAGCGTTCATGCGCATTCCAGCCAGGGGCTTTCCATCTGGGGCCATCATGCGATAACATCCGCAACACATGACTCCGAGTCCTCTCAACTTTGGGAGTGGTGGGGGTTGCGGGAGATTGGAGCTCATGCGGCCTCCGCGCTATCGAATGCCGGAAACCTTGACGGACTGGTGAACGGCGGTTTAACAATCATTCGTCTTCTCCAAGCACAGCCAGTACCGAGTGCTCTCCAATAATAAAGTACGTTTCTCCATCTCCTAAATCGATTTGACGGTCGAAGCGTTGTACTGATGGGTGGTACCAGACTCGGTTTCCTACTTTGACGCTGAGTGGTATCAACTCATCTTGACGGGCACGCCGAATCAACTCTTGATGCTTTTGAAATAAACGCAGGAAGAACTCCTCAGCATCATGCAGATCAGTCCTACCGCGCGGCGGTTCGATATGAAATTGCAAAGCATGCGCAAGCGCCTCAATCAGATCAGGCGATTTAGCCCGCCTCCCTGGCCCTACTGCTACTACTTCCGCTTCCACGAAGTTCAGCCCTGCTCCATTCTGCGGGATGATCCCCGTCGCGTTCTTCGGCAAGAGCGCTCGATTCGCTCGGAATACCAGATCCTTCAATGCTTCCTTGTCCGCATCCGTGAGGGGCATTCCGGTTAAGATGCGTTTCAGGCTCTCGGTGATGTCTTCGAACAGCCAGCGGTTGACGTATTGCAATTCTTCCGAGCCTGAGCCTGGGCCGTCGTCTTCTCCTTGGTGGGTGATTCGTTTTGCTGAGTCTGGGACTATGATGGAGCCTACTGATTCTGGTTGGATGAGGCGTATGATGATTTGATCGCCGAGGGGTCTGATGTTTTGAATACGGGCGGCACTGGCGCTGGAGAGTGGCGGGAGCGCGGCGGCGGTCTCGGTCACTTTTGCACCTCACTGTCGGGAGTTTGCGGCAGCAGTTGGGATATCGACGTATTGGGGAGTTTATCTGCCACCATCCGCATGGCGTCTTTGAGTTGCTCCCCGAAGTCAGGGCGCTCGATTTCAGGCGGTTCTACTTCGTTTTCATCCATCCAATCGGCCCACACTGAAACCGCTTGGCGCGCGCGTTCCAACGCTTCCTCGGGAGATTTGTCCTGAGACAGGTACATGCAGAACAGGCTCCAGGTTTCCTCAATGCGAAGATTGGCGCGCTGGGCGATTTTCAGGTGCTCTTGCTGTTCGGGTGTGAGATTCATGCGGCCTCCATCGCTCGCTGAATTTCAGATAGCCATCCTTGTGCACGCTTTAGATTGCCTTCCAACTGGGGCCGCGTGTATTGAGCCAGGAACTCGCCGGAGCCTTCCGGTAATTCGTCCAGCGCTTCAAGGGTGGCTTGGCATTGCTCCACGTCTCGCTGCGCTCGCTCCATGTCTTCGAGCGTTGGAACCTGACGGGGTACAGCCTCGGCATGGGCGATACGTTCCAACTGCTCGGCTATTTCGCTTCCGAGTAGGAATTCGATGGCGGCGCAAATATCGGCCACGCCTTCGGGACGCTGAGCACTCAGGTGTGCATGTAATCCTCGCGAAAGTTGCTGAATGGCTTCTTGCTTGCGCTTCAAGCGTTCAATCCATCGCGGATCAGGTCCGCATGGTGGAAGCCGGTATGCGGGAATAAAGTCGCCGCGCCCTGATGAGTCTGGAGCGGGCGGTACTGGTGAAGCCAAACCATCATCCATTTTGTTTCTCCTGCTCTGCCATGATTGCATCGTAATTGAAAAACTCTACCAGAAATTGCCCAAAGGTCGAAAGCGGCGCTACCTTCTCCCAAAGCTTCGCGGTCTCCGGGCCTCTGCCAGGATGATTCAAAAGATTGCCTAGATTCGCCTTGAACGTCTCGAAATCATAAACCCCAGGCGACGTTTCTCCAAGAGACCGGATCATGTCGTATGCTGGACGGCGCTTCGTCTTGAGCACAATCTCGGCGAATTGCACACCGGTATCCCCATCATCGATACAGTTTGAGATCGTCTCGGCGGCCTTCTCCAAAGTTGTCAACATGAGGATAAGCCGGGCTTGCTGCGCTTGCTGCTCGGGCGTCAAGGGCGGGCCTTGTGGCTGAATCGGTTTACCGGGCTCGGGCGGGTTCTGCACGGCGGGAGGTTTCGGTTGCTCTCCGTTCTTCAGCAAAGCGTTATTGTACGCTACACTCTGCCAGGTTTGTAGCCCAAAGTGTATCGTCTGGAAAATCCCTTGCACGAAACTTTGCACGATCGGACCCACGATGGGAGCGGCTTCGAGCCATTTGTCGATGTTCGCCGGCTTCTCTACTTCTTCGGTTGCGCCTCCGCGGCCAGTGAGTTGCTTGAGAAGGTTTTGTTTCTTTACCATCTCTTCCAAGACATCGACATCGGTACGAGGGGCGGGAACGGTTGCCGCGGCGGGCGGCGGCGCATCGGCTTTCTTGCGAAGATCGGCCAAAACCTCGGCCTGTAAATCGTCGGCGCGTTTTCGTTCGGCTTTTGCCGATTCTCGGGCGGCTTCGCGTTCGGCGGCCTCCTGAGCACGGCGCGTCTCTTCGCGGGCGGCTTCCAACTTCAGATAATCCGAGAGCGAATTGTCCGGGTTCGGCTTCACTGCATTAACCAGCGAAACGATTACGCCTCCCATCGCTTCCAGGTCGGTAGTGGGGCGAACGGGCTCGATCGGTTTAGCGGCTTGAGCTCGGGCTAATGCTTCCTTGGCGTCCCTCGCTTCACGTTCGGCTTTCTCCGTCGCTTCTTTTTGTAACTGATCGGCGCGGGCGCGTTCCAGTCGCGCGTCATTCATCACGGTTTCGACTACATTGGCTTGAGCCATGTCGGCTTGTTCCTTTTCGGTATCCCGATCCTGCGGGAGTTTGCCTCTCGATTGCGCCCACTTGATGAAAACTCGATTCGCATCGTCATCCCAATCTAGCCGCTTATAATCAAGCCAGGGCGGGTACACGTCCCAGTTCCGCATCGTGGAGAGTTTCTCTCCATGGACGACGGTAGCCTGATCCCATGGGCGGCGGGAGTCGTTCAGGCGAAACGTATAATCCCCCACGCCGATATCGGATAGCAGTTTTTTTTCATCCAGCGGGCCGTCCTCTTTGGTATACTTTTTTTCGCTGGGATGAGATTCACGAGTCAATCCGCTTTTCGCATCTTCGATCTCTTCAGGCAGGAGTACGGGGAACCATCGGCGGACGTAGATTCTGGCGTACTTGGAAACCGGTTGCTGAATCAAGTCGTTCCAGTAAGCGCAGAATTTTGGAAAGGGCAGAGTCTTAGAATCAGGGACGGGGAATGGGGTGCGGCTGATAATTGCGTCTTGCTCGCGTTGCGCGACAATGGCATCCCTGCCGCCTGTGCGGTCCCAGTCGTAGTGCTCAGTGGTTTTCAGGTCGATTCCATTGACCGGGGCGGGTTCCGGCGCGGGCTGGGTCTCCATAGTGGAGTTTTCGGGATTTTGAGGCTGCTCGGGCTTGGGTTTTGCGGAGCGTTTCGGCTTCTTTTTCTCGGGTGTCGAGACTTCTGGCGTGATGGAAATCGGCGTAAACCTCCCGCTGAGAGCTATACCTAGTGGTGCTCAGTAGCACAATACCACAACTGCCCCATATATATAAATACTCCACTTTGCAACGGCTTGCGGAAAGTCTAGGATTAGGTGCGAACAATTGTGAACCTCAGAGCCTACCACCCGGAGCTTGGAGAGCAGGTCTACGGCGTCCATTTGCTGTCAGACGACCCGGATACCCAGGTAGCGCAGACCATCCACCGCATGGCTCAGAACGTCCGGGAGGACGCGAAGTCAGCTCCTATCCTTAATGAAGCGGCGGCGATTCAAGCTTTAGGCTCAGGGGATCCGGTCTCCGATACCTTCTGGCACGTCAAGAATCGGGTAGGCTTCCGGCAGGATGAGCAATTGGCGGCTCCGGTTCTGCCATTGCTTCAGCAATACGATCCTGGCGCGAGCGTGGTTGAAGTCCTTGTACGGCCGCGGGACCTGGCGCAGATGCCGAACCCGATGGAAGACTGCGACGGTTTTGCATCCTACATGCCGGCATTGCTTCGAGCTCAGGGCGTGAAGTGCAACTTCGTCACGGTCGCGGCCGATGGGCGGGATACGTCGCGATTCTCCCACGTGTACGCAGCTTGCTATCCGAATGGGCAGCGAGTTTCCTTGGATGCTTCGCACGGACCTTACCCGGGATGGGAATGTTTAAGCGCTGGACCTGTCTGGAGAATTAAAGAGTGGGATATCGATGCTGTGGACTGGGGTCAGGTTGTTCTGTGGGGACTGTTTTTATTTGCAGCCGGTAAGTTGATGGGGATTTTATGAAGCGGCTTTTTGGTTGGGCTCTTCTGTGTTGGCGACTCCATGCAAGCTTGCGCGCGGCGAGAATCGCGATCGGTGAGGCGGGGCGTCAACCAATTAGAATCCGGCCCGCGGTTCGACTTCCCCGGTTTCAGGGCGCCCACATGCCGGAAGCCTTCATTGAACAGGTGAACGGCGGTTTATCCAAAAGGACCCACGCGTGAGAGTTGATACCCCATTCCCGGATCGTCCACTCATGCCACCCTTAACCGGAGGAATGGGAGACTTCACACTCTCCAACGGTCAAGCGTGCGATCCAGGGCTCATGGGGCCAGTGCTCTGCCAGGATACCACGGTGAGAATCATCAACGCGATCGCGGCTGGTACAGCAACGGCGGCGCAGATCGCGGCCGGCAACAGTCTGGGAGTATCCAGCGCGAATTGTCCACTGGGCACGATCTACAATCCCGCAACACTGAGTTGTCAGCCAGGCGTTACAGCGACGGCTTCTGCAAACAGCGGAATGATTCTCCTGTTGATAGCCGGGGCGGTTGTGTACTTCATGATGAGGCGATGAACGATGGCGAAGTCATGGGACGGTTGGACGCTACGGGCACGGGTTAGAGGAATGAGATCAGCACGAGAAACAGCAGGGCGGCATCGCTCATATGGCGATGCGGTGCGGATCACGAAAATGAGTGGCGATTGGTATGGGGTTTATTCCAAAACCACTAAGCGATCAAAGCCATATGGTCCGCCGGGATCGAATCCTCGGAAGCGGAAGCGGCACGCGAAACACCGGAAGAATCCTCGGCAACTTCTATTTCGCACGGCCAAAGCAGCTCGGGCCTACGCAAAGGCTCACGGCGCTAAGAAGTTCTCGGTTCGAAAGTTGAAAAGGGGCAAATGACTCCAGCGCAACATAGAGCGGGTGAAGCCTTCATGCACCGGGGATACTTCGGCATGCAAGGGCTCGGCATCACGTCCCAGCAGATTACCTCGACCGTGGGCGGCTCGCTGATGGCTTCGGCTGGCGTCGTGGCGCTGATACCAGGCGGCCAACTTCCCGCGGCGATCATCGCGGCAGTGGGAGCGCTTACCAATCTGATCGGCGGATTGTTTAAACCGGACATTACCAAGATCCAGGCGTCCCAGATCGTAGACCAGATCGAAGCGCAGACGTTGAAACCCATGCGCGTTAGTTGGCAGGCGTTGCCGGCGAATCAGAAAACCGTGAGCATGCAAGCTCACTACTTGAACGTGTTCGATCAGGCATGGTCCGCGGTCATGCAAGGTTGCTCGAATCCGGCGCTCGGCAGCGCAGGGCAGAATTGCATCGGTGATCGGCAGCGAGGGGCTTGTCACTACACCCAGACGGGGCAGACTCCGGGAGCTCCACCGAACTGTGGGAACTGGTTCGTTTGGTATCGGGACCCGATAGCGAATGACCCGAACGTGATTCCCGATCCTGTAGCGGGAGTTTCAACGGCTCCGGGCTCGGTGACGGGCGCGATCGATTCCACGGTATCAAGCGTGTCGCAAGCGCTCGGCGGTATCTCTCCGCTGTGGATTGGTCTCGGGATTATCGTAGCGGCCTTCATGGTGAGCGACTGATGGAATTGAACCTCAGACCTCCGGTATACCGATTCCATCCGTTGATGAGACCGCGGCGCGGTTTCGCCGGCATGGGCGCCGATCCGGGCGTCAATGCAACTACGATCTGGACACCTTCAGGAGGATGGACGGGCGGCGGTGGAGCGGCGGTGTATCAGGCTCCCAGCGTTCCTCCGCTGCCGGCGTGTACGCAGGATACCCAACCAGGCGGCGCGGCATTTTCCCAAGCGTGCATCGATGCGTTGCAAAAACGGCAACAGGGGATTTTTCAAGCGAACAACAATGCGAATTTCCAGGTGGACTATACCAACTGCGTCAACCAAGGCCTCGACCCTTCGGTATGCGCCTCGCGAACCTACGGCCTGACTCCCGCAGGTGGGTACACGTCGGATGCTGGCGCAGGACCGGCCGGGTCGCAACTGATCCTTGACGCCAACGGTAATCCAGTACCTCCAGCGGGATCGAATCCACCGGCTCCGCATCCTCCAACTCCGGGGAGTGGAACCGTTCTCGCGTTCACAAACCTGACCTCTGGCGACAATACGAATTTCAAAGTAGGCGACCGCTGGCAAATCAAAATCACCGGCGCGGCGCCGAATGCTCCGGTTACGGTTTCCGGGGGTATGGCTGGCGGAAATACGTTTGCAAGCCAAGGGATGACTAATCAGGGAACGACCGATTCAGCGGGCAACTTCACGATGAACGGTCAGATGACCCAAGGGCAGATCGGGAGTTGGTCGGAGTCCTGGAGCGTGGCGGGGGCTCCTATCGCGTCTTTCACGTTCAACGTTTCGGCGGGATCAACGGGCGGCGGTCAGTCCACACAGACCTCAACCTCTACAAGCGTCTTCGGCACGCTGCCCGGAGGTTCTGTTTTGATCGGCGGGACGAGCGTTCCTTGGCTTGCGATTGGGGCTGGTGTGGTGGTTTTGTTTTTGATGATGAGGCGATAATGAAAGGCTTATTGTTTGGGCTGATCTGTCGGCGTCTGGTCCGTGCTTGCCAGGGCGCGGCGATGTTTTATGCGGTCTGTGTGTGTTGCACATTCTCCCAAGGGGCATTTTGTTCCAGGGCATCCGCAACGGTGGCAGCCGTCGAAACGAAACCCTGCCACGTTTGGACACGTGCGAGGGCAGGGAGTCCCGCCGTAAATTCCCATGACGTGGCAAACGCAATCGCACAAGCCGGACCGACTAGCGGGAGTCGCAAACAATTCGCCGATAAAATCGAGCAGTCCCATCGAAACGCGCTTTGTTTGGGTCGTGGCCGTCCTTACCATACCCCCAGCCCTGACGTAAGTCCCTTTACCGCTGGTTTGGCCGCGACCGAATCAGCTTGGAGTTTAGCATGAATTTCACAGGCTTAGGCAGTTGTCCAACAGGTCAGACCGATTCGAATGGCGTTTGCATCGCTGGTAATGTTCCGCCTTGGCCCGTTTTGTGCTTTTCAAATCCTTCAGCCGTTGGCGGGTTTAACTGCGGCTTGCTCTATCTCGGGATTGCCGTGGTTTTGTTTTTGATGATGAGGAAGTGAACTTGTGGGAATTGCGCGTTTGCGATGTCTGTTTGTTGCTCGATCAGGATTCGACTCCGAAGCCTTGTCTATTTTGCCCAAGTTGTCAGGCGTGGATTTGTCAGCAGGATCAGGGAGACATGGTGAGACGAGCAAAAGCAATGTTCAAGCGACAGTGGGGTACGGAATGAAACGCTTATTGTTTGGGCTCGACAGCGGGCGCAGGCTTGGTGCTTGCGGGCGCGCGGTGAAGGACCACTTCGAGGTTCCCGTATGCATCCGCGAAAAACCCGCTGAGCGTTTCCTGGCCTTCCTCCGGGAAACAATCTCTCAGGCATTGAGCGTTGAAAAAATAACTCTCCAGAATATCCACGTCGAGAGGCTTGCCTTCGATGGCTCTGGATATGATTTGGTGGGCCCGGCTCAGAAGATCAAGGGCTTCTTCGAGTGCATGGACCGCTTTATCAGGCTCAATCGTCATACATCCTCCGCGCGCTCACAAGCCATCATAGCCCAACTGGTGAACGGCGGTTTACCCCAAGAAACGAAAAGGAGCTTCGCATGAGCCTAGGAGTCGTACGTTACTGCACACCGGAAGGCGGTTCAGGTTTCATTCCGAACTCGTCGCTTCCTTGGCTCTCGTCCTTTAACATTACTCAACAGGCTCCGGTTTACGATCAGTATCCAGGATGGCTGAGGGATGCTCTTCCGGGAAGCTACACCAACTACTCGCGCTTCGGACCTCCCTACTCGATGGATGGGGGAGTGCTTCCGCCTTACTACGTTGATGAAACCGGGCAACCCGTCCCAGTTCCGACGAGCTGCGGGATGGGCGCGGTCGATCCGGGACAATTTGAAGCGCAGTACGGCCATCCGGAACCGGACGCATCGACCTGCGTACAAATCCAGTGCGGGGCGATTTCCCAAACCCAAGCCGGGATGCAACTGATTGTCGATTGCGCCAACGCCGGGTACTCCGGGGTCCGTTCGTGTTTCGATCCGGCATGCTCTCCCTGGAGGTCTCGAATCCCAGGATGTTCGTTAGCGCCCAACGCTCCGTCGCCCGTGCTCTTGCGTTCCGATGTTGTGGCGCCCATGCCGTCGATTACCACCACAGCGCGAGGCGGGTGTCAGCAGCAATCGCGGCCGGCGTGTCCTTCGCCTCTGGCTAGTTGGCTTCAATCGAATCCGCTGCTTGCTTTGGGATTAGCGATTGCAGCCGGGGCCATTTTATTTGGAGGTGGCAAGAAGTGAACTCCAAAGACCTCATCAAATACGGACTGCTCGCGTTGGGAGCGTACCTGATTTGGAAGTACGTTCAAGATCACGGCGGCATTTCGGGATTATTCGGAACCACCGCGGCAGCGGGAACTACTGGTTTGAATGCAAACGGTACAGCCGTGCTGAATCAGGTTCTTGGGCAACTCCATATCAGTCCATCCGTAGCCGCCTCGCTGAACCTGACATCAAGCCAGATCGCCTTATTAAATTCAACGACCATACCTACAGGGCAAGTTCCGGGTCCTGGGTTTCTTTCAGAGTTGGCATTCACGCCAGCACAAATGTCGATACTCAGCGGCGCTCCCTATATTGGGCCTGTCGGCGGAACGCTACCCGTGGGCAGCACGATTCCTTCAACGCCAGTGTCCACGCCGCCTCCGTTCACCACTCCGACTCCCGCGCCAATCGTACAGCCAGTTACGCTTGCCCCCACCGTCTCCCAAAAGATGCTCGCAGCGGCAGGAACAAACAGCCTGAACATGGATCAATGGTGCTTCTATTACTCGGCGGCCACGGGGAACGGTTGCCCGGTCGATCCGGGCTCGATCGATCCGAGCGTTTACGCCGGCGCGGGAATCGTGGACCGTACCACACCGACCGATGTCGGAACATGGATCGCAATCATGCAAAACCAAGCGCCTCAGTTGGGCTTGATGGGACTTGGGGCGCGTTTCACTCCGGCTTGGCTCATGTGAGGATGCGATGGAACTAGCTCTCAGACGCGCTTACGGATACGCTTTCGGATCTCCGCTACTTCATTCCCACTACGGAATGCGAGGATTGGGAGATACTGTCAGCGATCTGATAGCCGCTGGCGTGAACCCCATTGACGCGCAAGCCTACGCGCCTCAGATCAACATGGACCCGTCACCAATTGGAACCACGCTGGCCCCACCGGAGTTAAGCCTTTATGCGCAATTGGTCCAGCAGGGAGTGAATCCGATTGACGCGCAGGTATACGACCCGACAGGAGCGGCTGCGGCGGGCTACATTCCAGGATCGGCAACCTCGCCGTCAACCTCGACCAGCACTGCGGGAGCGATTACGGCGGCGTCACAAATCGCGGCGGCACTGAGTCGCGCGCTGGCGCCTACTCCTGGAATCTTCGGAGGAACGCCAACCAGTTGCCCAGCGGGGTACGTTTACGGAGCTCCGGGGGCTTCAGTCGCCATCGCGCCTGGTGTAGCGACCGTGGGCACGGGGAAATGCTTACCGAGCACGGTACCAGCGGGGATCATTCCGGGAGTCTCGAATACGACTCTTGGCATTGCGGTGTTTGCCGTGATTGTTCTGATGATGATGGGGAAAAAGCGGTGAAGGGTTTTGGGCTCGACAATTCGGAGCGGGTTCGGAATGCTCAGGGCGCGGCGGCTGTCTCCGCGCTTCCACGGGCTGAAAACCTTCGACCAATGGTGAACGGCGGTTTATCCCTATGAGCAAAACCGTACAAAAACAAGGCCGTCTCGATCATCTCGCCAAAGGAGTGCTTAACAAGTTGCTCAAGGAAATAGGCAACCCGGAAATGCGGTTCACGTGCAAACTTCTGGAGGAAGAAATAGACGAGACCCTGGAAGAGAATTTAGGACCGGGTACCCAAGTTCACAAAGTAGGGCAGAGAATTCTCCGGGCGATCAATAGGGGAGACCGCTGATGGTTTCTTTATTGTTTGGGCTCATCTGTCGGTTGCGAGTCCGTGCTTGCCATTGCGCGGCGGCTGAGTTCTTCGCCGATCAGTTCTCTCAGGCGTCGTCCTCCATCCTGTTTTGCAAAGTGAATGAGAATAGTTGCCTGATCGCGGCTAAAACCCTGACTCATAAGTTCACGCACTTCAGGGCTAAGCCGCTCTTCTTCCATGAATTCAGTCTAACTCACCGGGGGATTGCCTGATGCAACTGGCGCTGCGAGGGATGGGCGCGATAAGCGCGAACGGAATACCGTACAACGATACGGGAGATGGAATCTCGCTTGACAACTTCCAGTCCGGATGCTGTCCGTGGGAAATCACAACGCCCTCGTGTTCCGCATTTATTCAAGCAAATCAATCCCGGTTCGCCGGATACTCGCCTTGTTCATCGGCAGCCCAAGAAGCGCTGACGTTTCCAAATCTGCCAGGGCCAACCGGCGCAGCGGTTACGCCTCCGGTTTTGAATCCGGCTCTGTTGAACTCGCAAGATCCTAACACTACGATCAATCAGATTCTTGTAGCAAGCGCGGCAGCGGATACGGCGCAGAATCGAGCGGCGGCAGCGGGCATTCTCGCCAACCTCTGCGCGACTCAGGCGGCAACCTGCCAATCCAGTTTCTTCAGCGCATTCGTTTCGCCAAGTCCCGATTGCACCGGGTGTGTGTTCGACTTCAGTAAGACCGCTTCAATGTTCTTGGTTGCCGGAATCGTTCTGCTCGGCCTTGCGCTGACAAAGGGGATTGTCCGATGAGAACCGGCATGGAGCCATTTGTCGCATTGCTTGAAGCCGTCCGCTACGCCTTCGAGCAAATCCGAATCGAGCGCCGCGCCTGGCAAGCGTACCAGAGAAATCAGTCTCCGCGCCCTGTCTATTCCGAACATCCTGGACAGTTGAGCCCAAAAACAAACGAGGTATTTTCATGAACGCACTTCAAGACTTTGTACCCGCCAGCTTTCCTCTACCCTGGAACGTCATTACCATGGCAGGACTCCAGGACTTCGTACCGGCAGACTTTCCCTTACCTCAGAATCCGATTCGCTTTGTTCCAGCGGCTAACGGCTCACTTCCGAAAGCTCCACCCATGCCCATGGCAAATATCGGAGCGAAAAACGGAAACGCCTACATGTCCGCAATCCTGAACAGCGGGTGCGGAGGCTGCGGATGCGGAGAAGGGATGGGAGCGCTCTGCCCAACCTGTTCGGCGAGCATGGCGACCGATACGTTTATCCCGCAGGCGAGCTTGCCCACTTTCCTGCAGGGAGATGCGTACATGGCTGGTTTTCCCACGGTCTACCTGGCTGGGGCCGTGGCGTTGACACTGGCGTTTATGTTTATGGGATCGAAAAGAGGGAGGCGGTAACGTGCTGCTGCTCATTATTCTTTTGATCCTGATTTTCGGCGGCGGCTTCGGTTACATCGGCCACGTCCACTCCTGGCCGGGAGGCGGGCCGGGTATCGGACTCGGAACGGTTGTGGTGATTCTGCTGATTATTTGGTTGCTCGGAGGATTTCGAGGTTAAAAACGTTATGTCCACTCAATCCATTTTCTGTATCGTTCTCGCGTGCTTGTGCATCCTGCTTGGGCTTTTCGATTACTTCCGAACCCCACCGGCCAGCCCGCCAGGACGCGAGCCTTTATTCTGGCCATTGCTCGGTCTTCTCGTTATCGAGACTTGCAGGATGTTCGGGAGCCATTAACCGATGAGGTTTTGGGCTCAACAGCGCGGGCAGGTTCGGGCTACCGGGAGCGCGGCGGCATAAATGGAAGTCGATCTCTATCAACGGCGACGGATGTACGGCCTGGGAGTGGTGGACCCGGTTACGGGCATCGACTCGTCCGTCACAACCCCTCCGGCTTCGACGGGAGCACTATCTTCATTCGGGATAGACCTCTCTTCCATGTCCCCGACTACGCTTCTAGTAGCGGGCGCTTTTGGATTGTGGATGCTTTCGTCTCTGTTCAGCGGCGGAAAGAAAGTCTACGGAAAAGTCGCACGGCCCATTAAGAAACGTCGCAAGAAAAAGCGTGCTCTCGAGGATGCGGAAGAGCGATACGAAAGCGAGCGGCGCCGCATTGAAAGAGGCGGATCGTCGCGCCGGGGCGGGGGAGGGTTCTTCTGATGCCTGCCTCAGCCAGTCGCAAGCGCGGGCGTAACGCATTCGGAGATATCTTCCGCTCACGGGTAACGTATCACCGGGATGTCGCCGGAGAGCGCCGGGAATTGAAGCGCCAGGCGTTTGAAGAGCGGAAAGAACGGCTTCGGCTCAGGAAGCTGAAAGCTACGGAACGGGCGCAATCCCTGAGGGAGGCCAAGTTAGGAGAGCAAGAAAGAAAACGTCAAGCCGGGCGCGATGCGGCCTCCATCATTTCCCGAAAGCAGGAACTGGCGGCAGAAGGGAAAATCCGCGCAGCGGAGCGCAAAATTGCCAAGGCGGAACATCAGATAGAGACGGCGGCTCAAAGGGCCAGCCGTGGTGCAAGCCGGGCCAGTGGGGGTCTCTCCGAGTCGGAATTCGACCGGATCAAAGCCCACATGGAGAGCGAGATTGCCAAACAGGAAGACATGAAGCGGCGAGCGCTCGCTAGCGTGGGTAATCCGTCGTGGGGATTTGGAATTTACAAGGGCAGAGGTTTTGGAACCGAGCAACTGGCGCACTTCAAATCCAGGGAAGCGGCGGAAACTTATGCGCGGTCGCATGGCTTGACGGGGTATCGAATCCAGCGGGCCTTTGCGAAAGGCGCAAACCCGGCCAGTCGCCACCGCGCGCCCGCAAGCCGGAAACCCTCGACCACTGGTGAACGGCGGTCTACCCGAAATTGCGCCGTGGAATTCTCAACCGAATACCACCTAGGTTACAACCTAGGCCAAGCCGACCGGCAGAATGCCAGCCTCCGAAAGACGCCAGGTGAACTCCATGCGACCTTCGCCGCGAACTTCGGGACCGTTCCATCCGCCAGTTGGGAAAGCTTCGAGCAAGCGTATCAAGCAGGGTACGGCGGGCAGATGGGCGCAGCGGCTCCGAATCCAAAGCATGAGACCCCGTTCCAGTACAAGGGAGTGACCATCACGCCGGTACCGCCGACCTTCACACGCTACGACGTGGCGCTACCGACCGGCATTATTCGACTCACGAGCCTACAGGACGCAAAGGATTGGGTTACGCGCAGTCAAGAACCGGCGCGGAATCCCGGTAGCCCGAAACTGCGAGCGCTTTTGAGACGAATGAGCACGGACGAACAAGCGCAACTGCTCCAAGCGATTGACCGCTTCTACTATGCCGCAATCAGCGAAGGATTCAAACCGAGCGAGGCGCAGTCCTTCGCGGAAAAGCGAGCGATTCCAGAGGCGGAAAAGATTTTAAGGGGCCGATTCGCCAATCCCGAAGCATGGACCACGATTTACAAAACGAAAGCAGAAGCAAAAGCAGTATGGTACGACAGCGCACCGGGCCGGAATGATCGAGCGACATTTCAGAAAGTTCGCGGCGGCTGGGTTATCAAAGCGGGGAATCCGCGCTCTGGCGGAATGAACGCGACCGAGAAACGGCACGATGCGGAAGTCCGAAAACTGATCGCCAAACGATTTGGCGAAGGCGAGGACGCGACCAAGGTAGCGGCCCGCGTGTGGCGCAGTTACGGTTATCTGACCGACGTGAAAGACGGCATCCTGATTGTTCAGTTGAACGCCGGAAGGGAAAGTTTCGCACCGGGCCAGCGCAACCCCGATGACGGCTCAGAAGAATACGCCCAAGCGAAACGCATAGCAGAACTCTTCCACGGTCACCCCGTCAAAGAAGAAATCACGGTAACCGAACAGATCGAATCGCATGATTGGCTGTGGAGAATCGGCCCCTTGGTGAAACTGAAAATCCGAACGCTGACCAAGCGAAACGCTACCCTGCCCTTCGGTCAGGACGAAACGAGCATGGTTCATCTGTTCTGTAGCCCGGACGGAAGGCAGTTCTATTTGCGCGGCGGCGACCAGGAGCTCGACATCGAAGCCCTCGGCATGGGACCGAAAACAGAATGGTTTCGAGATCAAATGCTGATCGGGGAAGCCAAGGAAATCACGTACCGGGACAAAAAGAAGTTTCACAAGTTCAAGCTGACCGACTACTTCCACAAGCTCGGGGAAGTCACGAAGAAAAAGCCAATGCTGGCCTATGACGCGCTCGCGCACAAGATGAGCATTTTGGGCGGCCAGTACAAAGTGGAAACCGAAGACCTGGTGGACGGGATGAGCCCCGGCATCGTGAACTGAGGAGAAAGTTTATGAACTGTGACGCATGCGGAGTGGAACTGATCGACGGGGAACACCCGAAAACTGTTTGCACTGAAAAAGAGTGGGCCATCCATCAAGCCCGTCTCCTGGGCCAGATTGTGTATCTGCTGAAACAGAACGCCACCGCGCCCCCATCGGCACAGAGCGCTACGTCTGGCGCCGCCAAACAAAAAGGATAACGATCATGGCCTCCCCAGCTACAGTCAATATCGGCTCACTGAAAACCGTAGCAGTCTTGGGTCACACCACCGTAACCAACACCGGCCCATCGGTAGTCCATGGCGACCTCGATCTAAGTCCGGGAACTTCGATAGTGGGATTTCCCCCAGGTACCGTGATTGGAACTATCCACGACACCGACGCGCAAGCAGCCCAAGCCCAGACGGACTTGACGGCCGCTATTGCGGATGCCGGAGGACGCGCGGGCGCCGTACCGATCGTGGGAGACCTGGGCGGCCAGACCTTGACCACGGGAGTCTACAGCGCGGCCGCGGCGCAGGGATTGACCGGAGTACTCACGCTCAACGGAAGTCCTACCGATGTTTGGATATTCCAAATCGGAACCGCGCTCACGGTAGCAGGAACGATACTGTTCACCGGGGGAGCATCCGCGGCTAATGTCTTTTGGAATCTCGGCAGCTCGGCGACCATCGGCGTAGGGTCCGTGATGGCAGGAACGATCATGGCCCTTGCTTCCGTTACCCTGGCGACCGGCGCGAGCTTGAACGGTAGAGCGCTGGCCAGCACCGGCGCGGTATCGCTCGACACGAACAATATCAGCGCGCCGGGATCCGCTGGTTTCGGTTTGACGTGCGGAGCGGGACAAGACGGATACCTGGGAATCCCGTACTCGAAGCTCTTTCCGGTTACAGGAGGGACACCCCCTTACACGTTCAGCCTGAGCGCGGGAGTTTTGCCGATCGGCCTGAGCTTGAACTTCTCGACCGGCCTGGTATCTGGTACGCCCACGCAGTTGGGAGTTTTTGTATTCACGATCAACGCGACGGACTCTAACGGGTTTTCGTCGCCAGTGCAATGCTCAATTACAATCCGACCCGCAGCTCAAGCCGGAAATCGCGGCGGGGGTACCGACTGCGGGTGTTGCTAAAAGAATCTGCGTCTGAGTAACGGCGCAAAAGGGATCCTAGCTCAAGGACGACGGTCCAAGAGTCAAGGCCGGTAACCAATCCGGGAACAACTCGGAAGGCAGCTTTCGCGAAAGGGCTGCTGGGTTCGCTTCACTCGCCAAACACGAGAAGCGGATTCAGTAGCCCTTTTTGCTTTCCGGGGGGACTAGCACGGGCTAGGAAATTCGAGTCTTAGACGGGAACGAAAAGGAGAACAAAACGTATGCCTTGCGGTTCAGGAAAAACTTACGGCGCTGCACTTACCGGATTGCTTCCGGGTACAGCGCCCACTTTCGCAGTTGCGGAGCTCGACGGATCGGCAACCCGCAAAATTCGGCTATTGCGCGTGGTTGTCAGCGGCATCGAAGCGACGGCGCTCGCGATCAACGATCTTCGATTGACCAAACTATCCAGCATTTCAACGGGCGGCACGGCCACAGTACCCCTACCCGTTCCGTTCGATTCGGCCTTTCCACCGGCCACCGCGATATTCCGCGGCTTCACCGTGGCGCCCACCGGAGGCGGCGTGGCTCTTGGCGCTTTTGCGTCCGTCAAACTTACCCTGCCGCTGGTGACGACTGCCACACCTCCGCCGATTATTTTCGACTTCGCCACGTTGCCATCAGGCCAACGGCCCACGCTCCACAACGCTGCGGAAGCGATCGGCATCGATCTGAACGGAGCGACACCGGCCAACGCTCCGAACCTCGATATCTACGCATGGTGGACCGAGGAGCCATTGAACGCCTAATGAAAACCGGCTAGCCAGCCGCCGCGCTTCTGGCAGTACGGAGCGCGGCGACTGACGAGGCCAAATAAAACTCGACCTTAAGGAGGCGATGAAAGAATCATGATTACTCCCCGAGTCACAAAGGCCCTGAACCCCCAGCGGAGAAAGTTGACCATCAAGCAGATCCGCGCGGGATTCGGCGGCAAGCGGCGCCTAGCCTCTCTTAAGGCAAAGCGTCACACTCACAAAAGACCCAAAGCCAAAGCGTCGAATCCCAAGAAGCACCGCCGACGCACGGCTAAGGCCAAGAACGCGACCAGAGTCGTGTACCGCACGAAATACAAGACGCGGACCAAGAAGGTCTACGTCAAATCGAAACCCCGGCGCAAGGCAAACGCCAAGCATCGGAGAAGCAGTAATCCCGGACAGTACTTATTGACCATGAGCCCTGCCGGCTTCGGAAACCCACACAAGAAAAGGAGAAAGACCAGTATGGCGAAACATCGCAGAAAAGCATCCGCCAGGGGCCGCTCCGGGAAGCGAAATCCGACCCGGCGTGCCTATCGGCGGAAAAGTAATCACCGTCCGCGCTCGAGAAATCCGTTCGGTGAAGGCACAAGCGTCCTGATGAAAAAGGGCTTTGGCGTCTTCCTGGGATTCTCGGCAGCGAAGAAAGTACCACCCATGCTCGGCGCGAGCATGAATTCCAGCCCCGGCATGAGCCTGCTCTCGACCGCAATCACGGCGGGAGTGCTGGCTTGGGCCGCGAAAAAGTTCATCCCCGGCCCTATTGCCGAGGGTGTTCTTTGGGGAGGCGTGGGAGGCGTGATCAACGTCGCCTGGAACGCCTGGGCGCCGCCCTCAATCGCGGGCTATGCCGGCGTTGGGGATTTTGTCAATGGGAGTTTCCCGCTACCCCAAGGACCTGTACGGTTCCCGATGGTAGCGGCTCCGAGCACCACACCGACCGGCTCACCCGTCAACCTGAGCGCGTTCGGAAGGGCCTGGTAATCAAGAAGGAGGGATTCCGGCAGGGGGAATTGAAAACCGTCTGCCGGGTCTAACATTTTGAAGTTTCAGGAAAGAAAAACATGCCAGCAGCAGTAGTCAATCGAACCATCGACCAGGCGAATCGCGCCGGAGCGTATCAACCCGCGAGCGGGTATTCGCAGCAACAAAACATGATCATGGAGGCGTTTCGCGCCGACGAGTACATCAAGAACCAGATGGATGTCCAAGCGGAGCCGATCTATGACACCAACACCCAGGTAGCGGGAGACATCATCCAGCAGGGTCAACCCTCCGGCGTCTTCTTCACCAACATCAGCGGCAAGGCTCTCAATCTGACCAACATGAAACAGCCGAACCAACTGATGAACCCCGAGGCCTTGGCGATCTTTTGTTATCGCTACTACCTCGATCCGCGCAACGAAGTGCTCGACGCGGAAAACGTCATGGCCGACTTCGCCCTTCGCTTCGTGATGGGGCAGAAGCCGTACCAGACCATCCCGCTGTGGATGATTCCCCAGGGCGGCGGCCTCGATCTCCAGGGCTGCTGCTCAGACTGCGTTGTCCACAACGGCCGGCCCACGAAGGAAGCCATCCGGCCCATCGCCATCACGCTCGTTCTGGAGCAAGGCGTGTGGTTTGAAGGGGAACTCTTCGGAGGCCCCTACACCATCGATTCAACAGGTGGATTCATTCACTCGCTGAATCTCGATGGATTGCACGCCCGAGGCATCCAGTAGCCAATCTGGTTTTTTCTTCGGTTCGTGGTATTGTTTTTGATGTTCGAGGCGGGCTCCCGTTCTCTCACGTTTTTCAGGGAGTCCGCTTCGACTCGTTCACTTTTATGAAGATGCTTTTTGTTTGGGCTCAACTGTCGATCACGCTCTGTGCTTGCCAGGGCGCGGGGGAAGTCTACTCGATCAATTCTCCGCGCTCATTATTCTCAGCGGGCGTGTGGGGCTTGCCGTCAATCATTGTCGCGCCCAGCCATCGTTTACCCTTGCGTGATTTTGTGAGGGCATCTACAAGCGCTGGAGTAGGCTCGACCGATGGCGGGAGCGGCCTACTGGGAGCAATGGGAATCATGCGAGGCGAGGAATCGGCACGAGGCGGGGGATCGGCACGGCGCAACCCCGTCGCGATTTCATGTAGAATCTGTTCCTCAGCGGCGCGGCATTCCTTTGGAGTAATCGGCAGCAACTTCCAGCGGCGCACCATTTCTAGTCGGCGAGTTGTCAAGTCCATGGTTTTCCAATCGAGCGGCCAGCGCGTCAAGTTTTGCGTGCAACCCCTGAACAATCACCCTGTCTCGCTCAATCTGGCGATTCTGCGACATCATGATGAGCGGGCTTTGGAATGTGCTCACGATGGTCAACACCAGATTGAACAGGATAAATGGGTACGGATCAAAGATACCTGTCAAAACCAGGACCGTGTTCAGGATGATCCAACCGGCAGTGAGCGCCGAAAATACGGCGATGAACGTCCAGGAGCCGCAGAATTCCGTCACGGCATCAGCGGCCCGTTGCGACCTTGTGAGTTGCGGCGGCTTATTGTCCATGCGCCTATCCTAGCGGTCCAGCACGGTCCCGCGCAACCGGCCCCAGCGCTCCCAGTAGTACGAATCGGCGCGACTGGTGAACGGCGGTTTATCCCTGATCTTCCAAGGAGCCTCTCTCTATGAATAATTACCCCTTCCAAGACTACGCGGGAGACAACTCCTTCGACTACCCCTTCGACATCGTTCTAACGCCAAACCAGAACGCACCGAACGAAGGGAAGCGCACCGATACGGACTCGGACTTCCTGCTCTTCGGCTTGACGCTGAACAATTTCTCATCGATCCTGTTCACAATCCAATTCAAGGACGCCAACGGAAACTATTTCTCGAGCGCTCCAATCTTCGCATCGAATTACAACGGACAAGGAAGCGCGCCCTACATGTTCCCCGGGACGCCTAGAATCTTTCCGCCTGGCTCTCAGATCGGTATCGGCCTTTTGGAACTCTCCGGGTTTACGAACACGATCGAGATGACGTTCCGGGGTATCAAACGATTTGTGAAGCCTCAGCCTATCTGTGGGCAGGACGCTCTTACGAATCGACTTTTAGTGAGGGCGTGAGAATGCTTTTTGTTTGGGCTCGACAGCGCGGGCTGTCCTGTGCGACCGGGAGCGCGGCGGCCACCGCGCGCCCACAAGCCGAAAACCTTGACCCGCTGGCAAACGGAGGTTCACCACCAAGCGTATGAACCAACCCATCTTCAACCAGTGGGCTCCACCCCTTCTCAACGGATTCAACGCAACCTCTCCTGACGGTTGTGAAGACGTAGACGCGGGGTACGTCTGGCCCCAATCGAACGGCTTCCAAACCCTCGCACCGGGAGAGCAGCGCGAAGTTACGATCATTCTGGAAGGGGGAGACGATTTCCTATTCAAGAGTTTCATCTGGGCCTTGAAACCAAGCGAAGAATTCCCCAATCTAGGGTTTCTCTATCGAATCCAGGACGACGCCGGCAAGTTCATCAGCGATGGATTCGTGTACTGCTACGCGACCCCAGGAACGCTCGCTAACCCATGGCCGATGTTTCCGCATATCACCTACGCGGCGCATCAGAGAATCGTGTTCGAGATTATCAATCTCGACCCGGCGAACAGCCAGGGATTTCAAATCATGTTCCGCGGATGCAAGAGGTTCAGGAGGGTAGGGTGAGCCTAAAACAGACTTTCGGTGGTTGGGCTCTGCTTTTCTGTACGTTTATTGCTGGCGGGAGCGCGGGGGCCTTTCTTTTCGATCCGTGCTGGCGGCTGGACCGGCGCGGGGATATCGAAGGTCATCAAGCGATGTTCTCGCACGCAGCGGGCAACCAGTTCGCCGGTGAACAGAAATACCTGATCCATCTGCCCGTTCCCATGAAGTTCGGGCCGGAATTCGATACGGCGACCATCAGTCAAATCCAGAAGTCCGCCCTGGAGACGAACCCAGATAGACGGGTTACCATATTTCGCAGGCGCTTGCATATCGGCGGCCATTTCCGGGCAGATCACCGAGAATGTAGCGGTTTCACCCTTCGGCCCTTTGACCTCGAACAGGTCTCCGATCCGTACTTCGACCTCTCCGTATTCGTCGCGCAGGATCATGGGTCACTTGGCCTTGTTGCGCGGCAATGGAAAACCACAATACCAATCAGGCAAATAGCCCATGAGCTTCGGACGCCACAAGAGCCGATAGACAAACCGGGCGAAATTAAACAGGTGCGGATACTGCCAGATTCGATATTTCACGCGACTTTCAACCTCCTCATCACCGCTTTCCGGTACCGCCAATTGTACAATTTCCAAAACCAGTTTATCAGCATCGCTTTTTTCTCCTACCTTAGAGACGCGCAGACAAGTACCAGCGTGACACGTTTCAGGACTATTTCTTCACCTAGGCCGTTGGTTCTACGCACCTACGCGGATGAGACCTTAGGTTTGGGGTCGACGGTGCGGGCGGCTCGGAATGGCCAGCGCGCGGCGGCTGTCTCCGCGCTTCCACCGGCCGGGAACCTTGTCCCGCTGGTGAACGGCGGTTTATCCCAAAGAGGCCCGCATGCGTAACCTCTACTCTCCTTACCAAACACCTCGAGGCTGCCATGACGTTCCCTTCATTTATTTATTCGACGGGAACTCCCTGACCAATGGAACCGACGTAATGGACCAGTTGAGCATGAAGGTTTTCTCCGACGCGGATTTCTATCTTCGTCGAATCGCGGGAACTCAATCAGTCGCGGAATTCTTCAGCTACCGCAATGCGAGCTCTTCGTACGTCTGGCAACAGCCATTCTGGACACGCGGTATCAACGCCGCGCTCGGAGCTTCCAACCAGGGCGATATCGGCGTAGTCCCTGAGAAACTGTATCCCGGAAACAGCGTGATTCGCTTCGACCTCCTCACGGTCAACAAAGCGCTTGCGGTCTCAGGCGGTACGGACTGGCTCGCCTACATCGCGTTTCAAGGCGTCAAGCGCTTCCCGTACGACGTGACCGAGGCTCCATGCCCCTACACCACCAGGGCAGCGCAATACGCCATCACCGTAGGGCCAGTCGACTGGACGCGAGGGAATTACAAGCGCTTCAAGATCAAGATCAACCGGGGGTACGATTTTGAGCTTTTGCGATTGCAGCAATTGGACCTTGGGCAGACCACGCCGGCCTCAGGGGGAGGCATTCCGACCGTGGCAACCGATCGCGTGGGAAACTTCAATTACGTGCTCTACGACTCGAACGAATACCAAATGATGAGCGCGCCCGTGCCGGATTCCTACATCATCGATCAGACAGCGCCAATCTTCGCGGACCCGTCACCGTGCCCAGGAGTTTTTCCGTGTCCAGGAGTGCTTTACCCAGCTACCACGCAAATAGTCTTCGATTTGTATGCAGTGCAGAGCGCTCCCCAAGGAAGCATCTTTCAGATAGTGTTTGATGGAGTAGAGAGGATACCCGTGTGAAGATTTTCAGTGTTTGGGCTCGACAGCGCGGGCAGGTTCGGAATACCGGGAGCGCGGGGGAAGTCTCAAAACTTCTCACGCGCTTTGCGGATTTCTTCGGCTGTGAGCCGAGCATGACGAAAGGCCGGAGTCTCCGACTGATCTCTCAGCGTGTAGCAGATTTTTCGCAGCAGGGCGGCCCGCTTGCCAAACTCTTTACTCTGAGACGCCGCAAGCATCCGGGCGCGGAGTGCGGCCGTAATCAGGCTCCATTCTGCGTCAGTCAAATCGATGGATGGCATAACCCTTCACTGGCAGAGGTACTCTATCTCGCTTTCGGCTACGTATGTACTCATGGTTCCAGATCGGCTAAGTTTTGCGCTGACCTCATAGCAGGGGCTCCCGTCTGTGCATTGCGTTATGCCGATGATCGTTACGTTACGCCCACCGAAGCCGAACGGATCATGGGCGCCCAAGAATGGAATCCGCTCTTTCAACTTGACCAGATCGCCGGTTCTGTAAGTTCGATGTTGTTTTTTCTCTTTCTCCCGCATCATCGCAACCCACGGATCGCGGATGATATGGTCGGCTCGTTTCGCCTCTTGCAACCACCTGAGAGTCCATCCCCCGGCGAAGAATCCGGCCAGGAATGCCGCCATCATAGTGCCACTGGGAATCGCGCTCATAACTCCATTTGGAGTTTAGCATGAACTACTACATGATTACGTACGTGTTTCGGCGGGGCGCTCCCAGATCGTTGTATTCCACAACCAGATACTCGACGAAAGCAGACGCTAACGCCGCAATTCGTCGACTGAAAGAAACGTATCCAGGGCGGGCATTTAAAGTGTTCTCCGTTCCAATCACTGGGTTTGTCTCAAAGCGCAACAATCCAAGGCCACTTCTTTTCCGCACCCGTGCCTCCGCACTGAAGTACGCCCGTGAGCACGGAGCAAAGCGATTCTCCATCCGAAAGGTGAAGGCGGGCCGATGACCACCGCGCGGCAAATCATGCAAGAATTCCGCGACGATGAATACTGGGAGAATTGCGAACCATTCCGCGCTCACCGTTTCGCTGAATATAAATCCCTGTGCGCTGACCTAGGATTGTTGACAGCCACCGCGCGCCCGCAAGCCGGAAACCTTCGCCCGCTGGTGAACGGCGGTTTACCCCAGATGGTACGATGACCGCATGAAGATACTCTTATCACTCCCGGAATCCCCCTTCGATCCAACCAACGGCGCCGCTCAATCCATGCGGACCATTGCGGAACTGATGGCGAAAGCGGGGCATCAGGTTCGATGCGTGGCGACGACAGCCATGGAGAGACGGGGAACTCTCCCCGGAGTAGCGCCGTGGGGCCTGAACCATCGCGATGTAGTCTATAGTTTAGTGAACGTCGATGTAGCCTCTACGCAGAACTGGCGCAACGAGGATAACGAAAAGACCTTCACCTGGGCCTTTACGCGGGAACTGGAAATCATCGGACCTCCAGACCTCTTGCTCTGCTACGGCGGCCACCCCACCGATGCAGCCCGCTACAATCGCGCGAAACGCGCCGGCGTCAAGATCGTCTTCGGACTCCGCAACTACGGCTATCAAAAGCGCGGTTTCTTCGACTTTTGCGACGGCGTAATCACCAGCTCGCAATTCCTGACCGACTGGTACAAAACCAAGTTCGGGATAGACTCGACTCCCCTGCCCTTACCGATCTGGCCCGAGGACGTCATCGCGGAAAAGCGAGACCCGATCTACTTCACAGCCATCAACCCGACACGGGAAAAGGGCTTGAGACTTTTGGAAACGGTCTGGCGACATTTGGGCGAGAAACGACCCGATATCCCGCTCATGGCCATTGACAGCAGCGATAGTCTACTGTGCGGATATTATCCGGCCATTGTGAAACCCTGGCAACCCAACCCGCGCGACATCTTCGCGCAAACGAAAGTGCTCCTCGTCCCCTCCGTTTGGGAAGAACCAGCTGGCCGCGTAATCGCCGAAGCGATGCTCAACGGAATCCCGCCAATCATCACCGACCGGGGAGGCATGCCGGAAGTGGCCAACGGCGGCGCCATCGTGATACCGCTGGACAAGCGAATCACGCCGGAGCGGACCCAGCCCGTACCGCTGAGCGTGGCCCAGCCGTGGATCGATGCGATTATCGAGTTACAGGACCATCCGGAATGCTACGCTACGCATGCGAGCACAGCGGAATATGCGGCATCGATTTACGAAAACGTCACCCCCCTGTATGAGGACTATTTCGGGCGGATTCTGACCGGGACGCCAATTCCCGCGCGTCCGCATGCCCACATCGCGCCGTCTGACGAGGCCAACAACAAAGAGGCCACTGCATGAACGAAACCAACTATCCTCAAATCCAAGACGGCTTCTGCTACTCGGGATTATTCGGAACCAGACCTCTGAATCACTCCTCCTGGTATTGGTCCTGTCTCGCCAACATGGACGACTTGAGACTCGCAGCCGATTCCTACACCCCGCGATGGTGGATAGTTCCCAAAAACTTCTTGGACCCAACCAATCCAGGAAGCGTGAATATCCTAAACGGGAAAACGGTGTTCTATGAATTTCAGGTGAAGCCGGGCTCGTTCCTGTGGGGTTTGCAATTCGGAGTCTCCGATAACGGCTTTCTCGCGGCGCAAGCTTCGCTCTCGGTGATTATCCGGCAAGGATCGGACTTACCCTTATTCGATCGCGTCATGACGTGCTCCGGTATCGCGTCAGGGAATCCAGCGGACCCGTTGAACACGCTGTTCCCCGCCGTCGATTTACTTTGGAAACCGCGGCTCATTCTCGAGCCTGCTCAGATTCACGTGGAAATCTCGAACAATTTGGAACCGACAGATCCATCACTCATCAACGCACAATTGTTGATGCTGTTTGCGGAGCCGAAGGTATGAAAACGCTTTTAGTTTGGGCTCAACTGTTCGGGCTATTCTGTGCGACCGGGAGCGCGGCGGCTTCAGGTTTCGCGCGTGTCGATCTCGACCGGCGCGGCTTCGCTGTTCGGACGGGTTGCCACTTGCACGATGGTGAACTTCTTACGGCCCGCGGCGACGATGACGGTCTTCGCGCCGTGGCCGCCGTCAATCAATCGCGCCAGAGCGGAGTACAGATCGTAGACGGTGGGATTCTTCAAGGTGTGGACGTTCATAAATGGAGCGGGCCGGGCCGACTATCGTTTGTTCCGTCCCCGAAGGGCTCTCAAACCGGACCCGACTCCCCTGGTAAAACCCAAGGGAAAAGCACCCGCTCCCGTCGCGTGGTTTATAAGTTTCAGCGAATCCAAGCCACAGCGCATGGATATTTTGTAGCACCCATCACCGCGCCCTGTCAAGCTGAAAACCTTCGACCGCTGTACAACGGCGGTTTTCCCCAAAGGAGCTTCTAAAAATGCCTCTAGGACACCTCGGAACCTGCTCCTCAGACCTTCTCCAAGCAGAACAAAACATCAAGCGCTACACCAAAGACTACTGCGACATCATGAGCCAAAGGCCCCGGCCTCACGGTCTCCCGCCCTACATTCAACCTCCCAAGAACGCGGTACGCTGGCAACCGGGCAAGGACCAGCCGCTCGTCATCCCAGTCGGGCCGGAAACGGGATTCGACATCCTGGTATTCCAAGACCGCATCCCACCGGGCTATGACGGACTTCTCGTAGCGCTCACAAACATCTGGAATGGAACCGGCTTTGTGGAAGCGTCAGGAGACATCACCTGGCGCGTAAAGATAGATCAGCGATTCATCCCTTACTACGATACGATTCTCACCACGCTGGGGAGCCTGGCTGTGCCCTTCGATATCATCGGGCAAGGAATCCCGCTACTCTCCGGGCAACTCGTTCAGTACTTCGTGAACTTCGCCGTGGGATCGGATGCGCGATTGAATGCCGGAGGAATGACGATTTGCGCGGCAACAGGATACGTCTGGCCGAGGGAGAGGTTAGCGTGAAAATGCTAATCGCTGCTCGATGCGGTCTAGGATCGTTTCAATGCGGTCAAGTCGACGGGCAAAATAGTCCAGTCGCCTTGATAGCCCGTCGAGTTGCTTATTGTTCGTCCAGATCCCGAACAAGACCGCGAGTACTATCGGAAGCGCGGTCGAAAGAAAAGACTGTAGCATCGGATTCATTGGCTTCCAGTGTGCCACGAATCAGGTTTAGCGTCAATGAACCGAATTACTTAGTACTGTTTTTGGCCGCGTCATTCGACCCGCTCCGTCTCCGCGCTCCTGACCGCTGGAAACCTTCGACTTCAGCCGAGCCTCAAAATATGAAGACACTACTGCTCGCCTTGCTCATTCTCCCGTTAGCCTACGCTCAGCAACTCCAGCCGGTAACCTCCCAGCAAGCGGACTGCGGAAAGTTCATCCCGGCAATCACCACGGCAGGCACTTTCACAAGCGCCACGGTCACCAACACTCAGGCGGCTTGTGACGGATGGGTAGTCACCTACTCCTCTTTCGGCTTCGCTACGGTGTCCGTATTGCTTCAGGATGCCCCTCTGACAACCAACGGGGCAGCGGGAACCTTCGTCTCCTTCGCCGGCACAATCGTAACCGGCTTCACCAATCCATCGACGGCGACACCCCAGGGCGAAATCCGGGCCACGGGATACTTTCCGTACGTGCGTGTGCAAATCACCACAACAGGAACCGGATACCTCACTGCCGAATTTCACGGCTTCAAGACCAATCCCAATTCAGGCGTAGGAGCCTCGGGAGGCGGCGGGGGAGGAGGTTGTACCGCGCCGTGCGTTGTCATCGGCCCCACAGCAGCCGGAAGCCCACCTACGACCGCGCCAGTGCTGGTAGCCGGGCAGGATGGAGCACCGGGGAATATCCGAGTGATCCTGACCGATTCCAGCGGCCGGCAAATCATGAACGTCGCCCAATGGGGCGGAACGACGGTATTGAACGGTGGAACTGCCGGATCGGTCGCAGTGGGAGGACTCGGAACGGCAGGAACACCTTCGGGCGGCGTTGTTTCAGTGCAAGGTGTGGCGGGAGGCACAGCCCAGCCGGTAACGCTGCCTGCAAATCAATCCGTGAACGTGGCCCAGGTAGCAGGAACGAATACCATCACCGGCGGCGTGGCGGGATCTCTGGGAATCGGAGGACTCGCGGCCGCTGGCGCCGCCATCGCCGGAAACTCAGTCCGAATCGGAGGCGTGGATGGAGGGGGAACCAAGCGGGATATTCTGACCGATACCGCCGGACGGGTAATTGTTGCATCAAATGCCGGTTCCATCGTTTCAATCATAGGAACCCTCTTAAATAATGCAGTCTCGGCCACTACAACTAACAATTTAGGCGTACTCCCAGCCGTGGCAAACGCCGCGCCGCAAACCTGGACAGAAGGTGATCAGGTTCTTGGGTCCGTCGACTTGAAAGGCAACCTCCGCACCACCATCGCCGGTAACGCGACCGTGCTCTCCGGCCAGCAAGCCGTCACCAACGCAGCAGTAGCCCTAGCAACCAACACGGTGAAGAATATCTGTGTGAAAGCCCTCGCTGGGAACACTCAGAATGTTTACGTGGGTCCAACCGGCATCACTACTTCCACAGGAATGGAACTTGCAGCCGGAGACGCTTATTGCAGCCCGGTAACCAACACCAATCTCATTTTCGTCATAGCCGCAGCGGGAGGCCAGAGCGTATCATGGATCGCCGAAAACTAGCTCTCCTCTTTCTTTTTTTGTCCTCAGCATTGGCGCAAGGACCGATTTTCGTGTCGGGGCGAAAAGCAGGTACGGTCACCGTCGTAGGTGGAGGAAACCTCACCAATAACGCGATCGTCACCGGAGGCGGGAGTCAGGCCGTGCAAACCCCCTCGCCCGGTTCCACCTTGGATTCGAGCGGCAATGAAGTTTTGGCCGGCAGCTTATCCACAGGCGGGGGAACGGCCCCTGCGCTTCCGTCTGGCGCCGCAACCTGCGTATTTATGGGAACGACAAACTATGTCGCCTGGTGCATTCCTACGGGTCTCAGCGTCTCGCTTGGACTTTTTTTCCCAAATACAACCCCTACCGCGAATCAATTCCTCTTGTGCGGAAACACTTCAGGTGGGATATCCTCCTGTGTCTGGACTACCTTTGCAGTGGCGAATTTGACCGGGGCGGCGAACAATACTCTACCCAAAGGAAACGGCACCGGGGGACTCGTCAGCTCCTCTATTACCGACGACGGAACGGTCATCAAAACGGGCGAGAATCTAGACCTCCAGACCAATAGCCTGCTTGTCGAGCTTGCCAACTGCGCAGCCTCCTGCGGCCATGGTGGTACGGGAACGGTACTCAATAAGATCGCCGTCCTGGTTGCCGTCAATCCAAGTACTGTAACCCTCGCGGGAACCGGAGACACCACAGGCGGATCGGGCATCGTGATCGGCGGGGCGGGAACAACCGGCAATGCTCAGATCGCTCGAGAGGGGGAAGCCCTGTGCGTATTCGACGGGGCTACAACGGCCAGCGATTACGTGCAAATGAGCCCCACGGTAGCGGGAGATTGCCATGATGCCGGGGCCGCGGTTCCCGCTTCCGGGCAAATCTTCGGACGGGTCCTGAGCACCAACGGCGCTGGTGGTACCTACAACATGACCATCGCGCCTCCTCACTATGGAGGCGGGGCATCAGGGGGATTACTGGGCGATCCGGGATCAAACGGAGTCGTTATCCGAACCGCTCTGAACACGACCACAGCCCGCACTATCACCGGAACGTCCCCAATCACGGTGACCAACGGAGACGGCACGGCAGGAAATCCCACCATCGCCTGCGCGACGTGCGCGCCTCTCAATAGCCCGACCTTCACCGGAACGCCAGCAGCCCCCACGCAAACAGCCGGAGACAACACCACGGCTCTTGCTACCGATGCCTTCGTGACCACAGCTATAAACAACGCCATCGCCGGCGTGAACCCCGCTGTAGCGGTTCTGGCGGCAAGCACGGCCAACGTGGTAGGCACCTACAGCAATGGCGTGGCGGGAGTCGGAGCGACCTTCACAGTCACGGCAACCGGGGCCTTCAGCCTGGATGGAGTGGCCATCAATACCATCGGCCAGCGAGTACTGCTCAAAAATCAGAGCACGGCCTTTCAGAACGGCATCTACACGGCAACAATTGTAGGCGCCGTGGCGGTTTCGCCCGTCTTCACACGCGCGCTCGATTACGACCAACCTTCGGACATCAATAGCACCGGAGCAATCCCAGTTCAGAGCGGCACGGTGAACGCGCTCACAAGCTGGCTGCTCACCTCGACGGTGAATACTGTCGGAACGGATGCGTTGACTTATGCGCAGTTTTCAATCAGTCCAACCGTGACAACCCAACTCATCGCAACCGGCTCAACGGCGTTCGCAACGGCCTCAATCCCTGGCAATTCGTGCGCCACAACCATCACCGTCGCAGCAACCGGAGCGACCGTGGCCACCGATCGTATCACCTGGACTCCGAATGCGGATATCAGCGGCGTGACAGGATACGGCGTGCTTTCGACGGACGGCCTGAAGGTCTATAGTTGGCTCACGGCGGGCAATATCAATTTTCACGTGTGCAACGGAACCGGCACAGCGATCGTTCCAGGAGCGGTTACCGCTGTCTGGGGAGTGACACGATGACCGCCACCGCGCGCCCGCAAGCTGAACGCCTTCGAGCACTGGCGAACGGAGGTTTATCCCAATGAATCCGTTTCTCGCTTGCCTCATAGCTCTCTGGCACTCGCTCTGGTTCTCGCCTCAGTTGTATCCGTTTCCTGGGAATCCACCAGTTGGTTCGGCACCAATTACTCTCGACGCCTCTTGCACTGGAATAGGCAGTGCTTTCACCACCCCATGTTCATCACCAATGACCGTGACTGCTGGCGACACAATAACCTGCGAAGGTGTTATCTCTGCTTTCTCCGGAGAGTTTGGCTGGTTCAATGATGCTACCAACAATGCAATTTACGATACCGTCTACGGAGGACTTAATGGGACCAGCACGAATAACTGGGTAATCAGCGCCGTATATCCCAATTCAGCGGGTGGCTCTATAACCCCACAGATAAACGGATGGCCTTCCGGAGCTACTTCGTTTTTACTTTTGGCCTGTCAGGCGTGGAAAGGGACTCGCAGCACTTTTGTAGTAGATCCAACTCCGATCTTATTTAATGCCGCAAACGCATCGAATCCTACGGCAGGAACGGCGGTGACTCCTACAAACATCAATGAATTGATTGTTTGTCAGCTATCGCGTGCATCGGCGGCCACCACTTCTGCCGGATCGGGATTCAGCCCTGCCGGGACACTGACAGCCGTTACAGAAAATTTGAGCCAATACTTTCAGTATCAGATTCAGACTGCCGCGACCGCCGTGAATTGCCCCTACACGTCCGCTTCGGCACAGTATACCGATACTCAGTTCGCACTTCTGAATGCCGTCAATCCGGCGGGATATAGACCGCTCGGTGGAATGTACGGCTTCCCTGCATCGGCTCAGACCAATGGTGCGACCGCCACGCTAGCAATTCTGAATACATCCAACTCAGGCTCCATTTGGGCCACGCACGGAAATCCTACTAACGCACCGTGGACCCAGTATTCCGGCGCTACAGTAACTTTCGATACCTCGGTGAACCCCACAGGCACCGGAAAGATCATGGTCAACGGAAAGACCCATACATTCGGCGATGCGGGCGGCAGTGTGGCATTTCCCAACGGCAATGCAAGTAAAAACGCCTATCTGTTCACAGATTTGTCAGCTAATCAAGGCACTCCGATGTGGCTGTCTTATTTCTTTCGGGCCGCATCTGCTGGAGCAACTGCATCGACGGGCTGCGATACGGTAGATTTATCGGGGGGAATCGTGGAGGGGGGCGTGGATGTTCAAGCACAATACACCACCGGCGGAACTCCTTTAGGATTTTTCATTGAACCCGCTGAAGGCGGTCATTCACCGGCCATAAGCGGGTTCAGCGCAGACACAGACTACTGGATACAGATTCACTCGGCGGGGGTAAATGAGCGATACCACCAGGTGCTTGTGTCCAGCAAATCCGGTGGGGTATGGTCGTTATCAAGTACATTGAATTTCGACGCGCTGTGTGCAGCCCAAGGCGGCACTAACTGCACGACGCCAGCTACGGTTGCCACGGGTTCAGGAACAGTGTCTTCAGGATCGAACTCTCTGGTACTCACGGGAGTAACCGGGACGGTATCGGTCGGCAACGTCGTACTTGCCGCGTCGGGGAGCGCCATTCCCTATATCACGACAGTAGCGGCCTCGACGGTTTCGGCGGGTTCGGGAACGGTCACACTCTCTCAAAACGCCGCCTCTCCCTTAAGCGCGGCGACCGTCAATTTCATAGCCAAGCCTGCCAATTTAATCGCAGCGACAACCGGGACAGTTTCAGCCGGTTCCACCGCAATGACCATAGTAGTGCCGGGATCTGGGACCGTCGCTGTCGGGCAAGCGATCGGGAGCACAGATGGCAACATTCAGATGGGCACTGTAGTCGCCGCCGTATCGGGCACCTCTGTCACACTTAACCAGGCTCCGGCCATCGCCGAATCTAGTGGCGTGTCATTTTGGAGAACATCACCAGGCTTGCCTAACTTTCCAATTGGAACATGGTCGTCTTGTGCGTTTACGAACACGCTTTGGTATAGCGGGGTAGTGTGGGACCCGTTAGGAACTTGGGGCCAGTTTGAGCCGAACTAAGCGAGGCTGTTTATGATTCTCCTCACCTTCGAAGACATCCAACCCGCGAACCCAAAACCACCCTCCAACTGGCCCTACCTGATAGCCGTGATCCTCATGGCTGCTTTCGGCGTGATCGCCGTATTGATCTTGACCAAGCTGCGCCCGACTCAGGACAACAGCATGCTGATTACAACGGTGATCGGGTTCTTGTCAACAACAACAGGCGTGATCCTGACCTTCATGAAAGCGGCCGATACCCACGATGCAGTGAACGGGCAACTCAGACGATTCCTGGATACAGCAAGGCAGGTATCGCACTACGAAGGCCAGGCACAAGGAAGGATCGAGGGAATCGCTGAAGGGGAATTGAGACACCCGATGCAAGCCGTCATCCCGGTTGTGCTTCAGCCAGCGCCGCCGATTCTACCCACCGCCCCCGCGCTTTCACCCGTACAACCCGCGCCCACTGATGCGGCCAACAAAAAGGAGTCCTCATGAGCCTAACAGATCAAATCGCCAAATCCATCGCCAATGTCGAATCGGGCGGCAACCCCAACGCCTTATCGTATCGAAACAACAATCCGGGAAACCTCCGCTCCTGGGGATCGAACCCGATCGTCAACGGCTACGCCAAATTTCCCACGATGCAAGACGGATGGAACGCTCTCTATTCCCAGATCAACACAAACATCGGCCGCGGCCTCACATTGAATCAGTTTTTTGCCGGCCAGCGAGATGCTAACGGCAACGTCATCCCAGGCGGATACCCCGGCTACGCTCCAAGTGGAGACAGCAACACGCCATCGGCTTACGCGGCTCGTGTGGCGTCAGACGTAGGCATTGACCCGAACACCCCGCTGAACGCCTTGGGAAGCCCGCCAAACCCTCACAAGCCCTCCTGAACGCACAAACAGGCGGGCCAGACACCAGCGCAATCGATCCGGTAACCGGCCTGCCAATCGATTACACGAATTCAATCACGTCCGATCCTTCGCAGTCAGGAGTAGTGGATTACACAGGTTTAGTTCTGTTGGGATTAGGATTGTTGGCAGCCTGGTACTTTTTCACGGATTGAAGCCTTTTTTTAGGTTGACCGCCTCTCGTTCTAAGCGTAGAATACTTTCGTGCCCGCTCCAAACTATCTAGTGTGCGCTCCTGCCGATGGGCCACTTTGCGTTGCGGGAACCGTCTTCAAGCATTTTTGCTCCGTTTGTCACCAACGCGTCATGCTCTCACCTTCCGGCCAGGAGCGTTTGAAATCTCTCGCGGATGTGAAAATTATCTGCTTGGACTGTTTTACTGAGCACCCACCAGAGGACGCCAATTATCAGCATTCAGCAGGATCGGCAGAAAACGCCAGCCGCGAACTTTCGACGGCTGTACCGAATTCTTGGAAAAGCCGGAACTGAACTAGCCACCGCGCGCCCACATTTCCAACCCTGCCCCGGCTGGCGCACGGCGGTTTTCCCAAAAACATCGTAAAATGGAATCCATGCCAAAACCAACAGATGAAGTATCCGTACCCTTCCCCATGAAGCAGTCAGCTCTTGACAAATTGATAGCCTGGGGGAAAACCCAAGGGCTCACCGAACCAACGGCGATCCTCGAAGCCTTCATGCTCAAAGTGGGTTCAGTCGCGGCGCAGCATCCCGACAAGCACGCCAAATTCGGCGACTCCCCATTCTTCCCGCCCGATCCGACAGCGCCCGATCCGTGCGACGGCTGCCGAGGATGGGATTGTGTGATTTGCACGTTCACCGGGTCGTACTGATATACTGGACTTGCGTTTGCATTGTCAGCCTCTTGGCCCGTTTCCACACGAACTGGAGCGGGCCGTTTTTTTGTTTGACCGCCTCTCATTCCCAAGCTCCCCTTGACAACGAATGCTTCATGGAGCATACTGACCACTTGAACCGGCAAGAGCAATTCATGCGCGAGCTTCAAGCCCTCGTCAATAAATATTTCGTCCCGACGATGAACGAGCTCCGATCCGAAAAGCTCACACCAAAGAAGCGTAAGGAAATAGCCCAAAAAGCGGCAAGGGCCAGATGGGGGAAGAAACCAGATGTCAATCCATGATGGAATACGCCTGATAGCGATTACGTGCCCGCGTATTTATTGCGATGTCTGCCAGAGGACTTTCCCGCGCGGACTTGAACCGATCATGACGATTCGGCTGGCAACGGAAAAGCCCAGCGCATACCGTTGGGACAACAGCGAAGCGACGTATACAGCCGATGGAATTCCAACGACTGTAGATGCCTACCTCGCCGACGCAATTGCTGCCGGATGGAAACAGGTGGACTTTTTCGGGAAACCGCAGATAGTCTGCACAAATTGCGCCACCGCGCCCCCGCGACCGCCGAAAACCCCGTGGAACCGTTGAGCCCAAAAACAGAATGAGCCCATGCCCGACAATTTCAAATTCCTACCAGATCATTCGACCAACCCTGATCATTCTCCTCTCAGGAGACACACCCCCACTCCCCACCCCGACAGTTTCATCGACGACTACTCCCACGCCAGACCGGGCATCTGGCCCCTGCCCGACAAGTTGCACGTGATGACGGTTCTGAGCAACCCCCCGCGGTTTCGATCCAGGTACAACCTCTACCGCGAGTACTCGAAACGTGTGCTCGACTCCTCGGCCATCCTTCACACCTGTGAAATCGCTTTTGGTCAGCGGCATTTTGAAATCACGGACCCCAATAACCCCCATCACCTTCAACTTCGCACTAGCCATGAACTTTGGCACAAAGAGAACGGCCTGAATCTGCTGATCGCCAACGCGCGGCGGCTCTACCCGGAAATGCGGTACGTTGCATGGATCGACGCGGATATTCAATTCGCCCGGCCAGATTTCGCGCAAGAAACCCTCCATCAACTGCAGCATTTCGACTTCGTGCAGATGTTTTCTCACGCTCAGAATCTTGGACCGGAAGGCCAGCCGATCGATGAGAAAACCACGCCAGGTTTCATGTGGAGCTACGCCAATGATCGGCCGAACCCTCACGACGCCCCGGACGGTTGGGACTGGGCAACCCAATTTCAAACCTCATCGGCCGATGGCGTAAGCCCTATGTGCTACTACTCCATGCTGCCGGAGCAAGCCGGCCCGATTTCGTGGAAATTCACGCACCCCGGTTTTTGTTGGGCAGCCCGCGTCGACGCCCTCGACAAAGTAGGCGGTTTGATCGATTTCGGCATCCTGGGATCCGGCGATTATCACATGGCTTGTGCCCTGGTAGGCCACGTCGAATACAGCCTCGCTAGAGAAATGCCGGAGCGGTACAAGTACCTCTGCTACCAGTGGCAAGAGCGGGCGGAAAAGCACATTCGCCGAAACGTGGGATACGTGCCCGGTTTGGTCAATCACGGATGGCACGGCAGACGCGCAGCCAGGCTCTATGACAAGCGCTGGAAGTTCCTGAAGGTCTCAGGCTTCGATCCAGATCTAGACCTCAAGAAAGACTCGCAAGGTCTCTGGCAGTTGACGGACAGAAGCTATCAACTGAGAGACGGGCTCAGGGATTACGCCCGATTGAGAAACGAAGATTCCATTGACCTATGAACCTCCCCACTAATCAAGCCGAGATGATCGAATTCCGCAAGCGATTGATTGACGCACGGCGCCGCAACCCAGAAGCACTCCAGACTTTCGCGGATGAAGTGATCGCAGCGGCTGACAAACTTATCGCAGAATACCAGGAGAACGAATGAGAACCACCAAACGCATGGGATGGATACCGGACCTCCCCGACCAGAGAGACCACAAGTATGGCCGTGCTCTGTTGGCGAAACTCCCCTTCGCCGTCTCACTCCGCGCCAACGCCGGGCCGATCTACGATCAAGGAAACATCGGCTCATGCACCGCGCAAGCCATCGCCGCGGCCATCGTGTACGAAGAGAAGAAACAGAGCCTACCCGAAATCTTCCCCTCGCGCTTGTTCATCTACTACAACGAGCGGGTGATCGAGAATTCCGTATCGAGCGACTCCGGCGCCCAGATCCGGGACGGCATCAAGAGCGTAGTGAACCAGGGAGTTTGCAACGAAAGATCCTGGGGATACGAACACGCTTTTGACGATGTACCGTGGTCGAAGTGCTACACCGAGGCCAAGCGCGATCTCGTCAAGCAGTATCTGAGCTTGGACCCCGACTTGAACCAGATGCAAACCTGTCTCGCGGCAGGCTTCCCTTTTATCGTGGGATTCACGGTGTACGACTCGTTCCAATCGGACGCGGTAGCTAACTCTGGACATGTGCCGATGCCGGGACCCTCTGAGCAGGTGATCGGCGGGCATGCGGTTTTGTGTTTGGGGTACGATAACGCGAGTCAAACATTCCTTTGTCAGAACTCGTGGGGAAAAGACTGGGGAATGCAAGGGTTTTTCACAATGCCCTATGCGTATTTAACGGATTCAAATTTAGCTGGAGACTTTTGGTCTATCAGGATGGTGTGAGTTTGGCTTCACCAGACGAACGCAAGAGCGAGACAGAACGGCAGCGCGGCGGCGATTTGTATAGCGTTGTTCTTGACAGGGCAACCGAGAACTACGAGCAGGCTTTCGCGTGGAACAAGCCGGAAAATGGATCTGGTTATCATGCCATCAGCCTAAACAGGCTCATCCATGCAGAAGCTCAGATTGAAGTGTTGGAAATCTTCAATTGCGGCCAAGTTGGGGGTTATGATCGCGGACAGGAAGCGGCAGGCCGCCGATCACTGAAAGATCGGCTCGCTTGGCTCAAATCTCATCGCCCCAGCGCCCCAACAAGCCCGGACCCGAGACCAACAGGTGAACCCAAACCATGAAACGCTCTTGTCTCATCTGCCTCATCCTCCCCTTGCTGTTCGCCCAAACCCAGCTCCGCATTGACTCCCAAGTATCCCCCTTGCCTACCGTGATCGTGGCTCAGTACGCCACTTGCATCGGACTACCCTCTTGCGCCGGGATACAGTACGCGCAGTTCAAGATGAGCGACGGCACGACGCGCGGCCCCTTTTGGCTTGTGCCGACCACTCCAGGTTTCGCGCTTGATGTGAACTGGACCTCGATTCCGGTTACCACGCCGGCAGGAACCGCAGCAAATTGCTCACAGGTGAAGCCATGACAACAACAGGTTGGAATACGGTCAATATAGCGATGTTGACGGTCGCCGTTATCTTGATGAACTTGCCGACGTTTCTTCACGGACAGCCCACCGTCACCCAGTCCTACGGTCTCACTTTAGAGCGAGACGACTTTCCGCCATCGAACGCCGGCGATACGACCTTTCAGACGCCAGTCTCGACGCGCAGCTCGTTCGTGTTGGTCTATCGAAACGGACTCCTGCAGCGGGCGGGAACCAATTGTACGCCAGTTCCGCCAGCGTCCGCAAATTGCGATTATTCGGTATCGGGGAATGTCACAGTGACCTTTCCAGGGCCAGGAATGGCAGCGGGAGACCTCGTTACGATTCTGTTTCAGCGATGAAAAGGCTATCACCTGAACGGCGGCGAGAAATTGGAAGGCAGGGCGGATTAGCCGCTCAAGAACGGCGCCGAGCATGGGTAGTAAGCTGGGCGCGAACCTGTGCGATTTACCGTTGGGCTGCACTCATCGTGAGGGATTTTCACGGCCCCAATGCGATCCTGCAATCGAGTCTAGGCCCAACCAAAGGAGCACGGTAAATGTGTTGGCATCGACCCGGTAGAAAGACGAAATCAGGAACGGTCACCTGTCGCTCTTGCGGAGTCGCTATCGAGCAATGCCCCTGTGTTGGGCAGTGGAGCCGGAGCGTCGACCATGATTGTACGGCCTGTCTTGGTTCGATGTGGTGCGCCATCGTGCGCGGATGGAGAGCAAAACTGTGGGAACTCCTGGAGAACGCCGCATGAGCGAAACAGACCAAGTTTCGATGAAGCGCCACACCCCGCGAAAGTATCGCCGAGGTTCCCGCAAATGGCGCGAACACTGGACGGTAATGCTGGAGTGGATCGGCAACAAGCCCCAGGTTCTACCGTTGATCGAGCACCACATCCGATTGGCAAGCGATGGCTCAGGAACCATGCTGGCATGCAGCCTGAATGATGCAACCTGGACATGCTACCGTAAGACTGACGCGGAGCATCTATTCGGAAGGCTGAAACGCTTGGGCCGAATACGATTCTCGCCCTACGTTCGCGTCCAACTGTTCCACGATTTCAAGGATGTGCCGATCCATTTTGGGCCAGAGGGATCAATCGCCATATCTGAACTCGGCAGAGGCGTCAAGCGGCTCGCGGTCTACCGGCTCGGCAAAACGCCCGACTTTAGCAAACTCTACCGTAAGCCACCGCGCGCCCGCAAGAAAAAGAGCGTTTCAAGCCTCAAGCCCAAACAAAAAGGAGCAAAGAGCAAGTGACACCACAAGAATTCGCCAACTTGAAATACGGCAACATCATCACCTCCGGAGGATTCTCAGGAGTCCCCTTCCGCCAAATGATGGTCATCCACACCAACCGGGACGATCAGGACAACTGTACCGCCATCGTAGCGCTCGATTGCTTGTTGCCGGCCAACGCCGCCGCGTTGCAGTTGGTCAATCCTATTTCGCAACAAACCGTCCTGCTCGATCCAAACCTAGGACCGGAGCCCAAGGTTTTAGGTATCCTAAAGACAGTTCTGGAGAAATAACATGAAACTACGAATCTTCCCTATCGGTGTTTTGATCCTGATATTGCTACTGGCAGCCTGCCAGACCTCAACCATCATCGCCAGCCTCGAGGCCGCCGTCTCAGCGGCTGAAATCGCCATACCGGTAATCGGGGCAGCGACCGGCCTGAACGCGCAGACCTCCGCGCTGATCGTGGCCTATCTCCAACAGGTGAACGTCGCGACCGCGGAAGCGGCTACCATCCTCGCAAACACCAGCCTGACGAGCGCGCAGAAGACAGCGCAGATCGTCAAGGCGTTCGCAGCGATCGCGGCGGGATGCAACTGTATTCCACCAGGGACTCCGCAGGAAGTGGTAGCCGTGGTGAACGCGGTAGCCCAAGCTGTCCTGAACTTCCTGACCAACTTCCAGCCCGCCCCCGCGCCCCCGCCAGTCGTAAAGGTCAGCACGGCCGATGCCCAAAAACTAGCAAGCCTCAGAACCCGGAGCGAGGCTAATATCACGAAACTGAAAGGAGTCAAAAAGTGAGCACCAAAGTAACGAAGCAATCCGTACCCTTCAACCCGGCAGAACTCGCGACATGGGCCGAGGCTATGAAACTGGCGGCCCTCATCAACGGAAGCCAGTTGTTTCAATCGGCGGGCCTGTTCATCA